GCCGATCGTCGAGCGGAATGTGGTATGCCAGGGACCAGGTAGGCGGCAAAGATAAATGGGTGAGTCTGGAAACCAAGAATCGACGATCGGCTGAGCAAAAACTTATTTCCCTGATTCGCCAGATCGAAAGCCGCAACGACGCAGCCGTGCCGCCGACCATCACCGTGTTGTTGCCGGAATATCTTAATCATAAACGGGCGCGATGCTCGAAAGGGTGGTTTGATGCGATTGATTATGCGGTCCGTGGGCCTCACTTCGGGCCTCTCCTTGGGAAGCGGCTTGACCAACTGACCGTGCAGGAAATCCAGCGATGGCAGGATCAGTTGATAAATTCAGGTCTCTCCCCCGCGAGCGTGAACAAATACACCGGTATCCTAACAAACCTGTTCAAATGGGCGGTGGATGGTGGGATGATCCCGAATGATCGGGTGCCACGTATCAAACCCTTGAAGGAGCGCAGGGAGCGGAGACGTTTTTTTACCCAGGAAGAAGTGTCTCGGTTGCTTCAGGTGTCAGCAAATGAGGGATATGATTGCGCCTTGTTTGTGAGGCTCGGTCTGTATGCCGGGTTACGGAGGGAGGAAATTCTCTCACTCCGGCGGCAGGATATTGATAGAGACCATGGGCTGATTGTCATCAGCGAACATGGTCCGGCAGATCCGTTCGCCCCGAAGAGCCGCCAGGAACGACGGATCCCGGTTCATGCCGATCTCTGGCCCTGGCTCGATCAGGGAGTTGGAGAATACTATTTCCCGGCCAGGAACGAATTTCAGAAACCTACAGAGAAACCATATCGGGACGAGTTTCGCAGGCCGTGGGATCGTCTCATGAAAAAAGCAGAGATCGAATTGGGAGCTACGCCCCATGCAATGCGTCATACATTTGGGACGTGGCTTGCCCGGTCCGGATGCTCTGCTTTTGAGATTCAGGCCCTTATGGGGCACTCCCGTGTCCAAACCAGTGAAATCTACATTCACACGTCTGGGGGGAGTGGTCTTAGAAGGGCTGTTCAATCACTGCAATTACCACTCAACGAGAACCCGTAAGATCTCCATGCCTCGAAATTACCTGTCCAATAACACGGGCTGAATCCGCCTCGATTGGATCCCCGGCGAAATTCCAGGTATGGAAGAGTTTTAATCCCGTCGAGTGCTCTCGATATATGCGCAGATGGTTCGATGTTCCTCTCTCGATCAGATAATACAGACCCGGCAGTGGGGTCGTTTTCGTCAGATCGACGAGCACCGGTTCATTTTTCATGAACATCGGAAACATTGAATCATCCGGCGCTGCGAATGCAATCAGGTCTCTCACATTTTCCCATTTCGGATTATTCCAAATCCGAAGCTCAGATCCTCGCATCCTCCAGAGATCCTCCTTTGTTGTGCATTTTACCGTGGTGAATACGATGGGAAACACCGCGAAATCCCCATCCAGATACGGTCCATTGTCCAGGTTTCCCTCGGTAGACCTGACGGTGGATTTCTCTCTGATGAGGTTCCAGGGTGCGTTTCGTAGTATGGTCTCTGCTACCTTTCCGTGTTCATTGTAAACATAAACCCCGAAATTCATGACAAAAGAGTGGAGTTTCTCAGGATGTTCATGTGCATGTTTAACAAAATCAACATCAAACAAATCGCTCACGGCAAGACCAAAAGCGGCGACAATCTGTGATGTCTTTCGCACCTGATCTCCGTGCCCGTCTTCGATTTTTGCAATAATTGCACGTCCAACGCCGAAACATTTTCCGAGATCTTCCTGGGACGTTTTCCAAGCATTTTCGCGCAAAAAACGCAAATTTGCCCCAAGAATACCCCATCCAGGTTCATTTCCCGCCGTATATGTCATTTTTTTGTCCTCATCACTTGCATTTTGTGCGTGTGGAGTGTATTCTTACTGCATAGTCACTTTTTTAGAGCAAAAAGGACACATTATGGACGCTTTGATGAACCTGCGAAAGATCAGACAATCACTTGGTCTATCTCAGTTAGACCTTTCGGTGATGGCCGGGTGCTCTCGCACAAAGATCCATGCCATTGAAACGAGCGGCGAAAGCACGATTGCGAAATTGAGGCCCAGAACCAAACAGGCCATTCTCGCCGCGATCATGCTTGCAATCAAAAAACAAGAACAAGCAGAAATGAGAATCGCCCGGGTATTACACGGGCAATATACACAGGTTGGGAATTGTGGTGGTGAGTGATTCATGTTGCCTCCGCGCTAAATGCGCACTATATGCGCAAGAAATGTATCAATGTCTGAATTATATCAGTTGTGTTTTTGAATGTCAACAGAAAGGAGTCACCCATGGGCATACGACTGGAGGGAATTGAGTGTGTCCTACAAGAAGCAATCAAGCAAACGGTCTCCACGGCATTTTCCGGGGCCTTTGCCGAAACCATCTGCAAGGCAATATCCGACTTCCTGGATGATTTGATCCTCTTGGACACAGCGCAAACGGCGAATTTACTGAATGTGAGTGTCTGTACGGTCCGGTTTTTTCGGAATTCCGGGGATCTCCCCTGGGTTGATTGCGGGAAGAAGGCCCCACGTTATCGTCTCTCAGACATTCGTCAATTCATTGAGCGGCGTAAAAAGCAGAATCTGTCTCCCGATGAATGGGCCAAATTGCGGCAGCAATATCTCCCGACCAATATCGGTGACAAAGAATGACACGATATCCAATTTTCAACACTTTGCTGGAATGGCTGTTTGGAGTTTCAGCTTTTCCCGCTCCTTTTTTTCTCGACGCTTCGACGATCCGGGACTGGATCTGGATCGGCGCATATATTCTGACGCTCGTAATCGGCAATCTATTCTTGTTGTTCGAGTTTCTGTCATGATGGAACATGCAGTACGATGCACTGGCACCACCCCCACCCTGCACGTTGTGCGCAGAAACTATACCTATCTACCGAATGCGTTTTTTGATTGCGGGATTCTATCCTCGATTGTTCACCGGATTGGTCCTGGCGCGGCTCTTGTCTGGCTGGAGTTGTTCCGGTTGAGCCGAGGGGCCGGTCTCGCGACAGTGAGCACCACAATCAAGCACATCCGAATGTCCACTGGTCTTGCTGATCGGACGATTCAGAAATCCATTGCCATGCTTGTCAGGGAAGGTCTTATCGAGATCGAATTAGAAAAATCTGGGAGTCCCAGGACCTATCGGGTCGTATGGAAATTCTGAGGACATGTTCATGCAAACAGAAACGGTTGAGAATCACGAAATCAAAACACAGCAAATAATGACCGGGGGATTTTGCCGGTTATATCATCAGATCCTCGACGCTGGTTTTATGCGTTGTGTAATTGAGGACTGTGGGGCACCGGCTGGCTTTATCTGGTTAGACCTATTCCGACGATCATACGGGAGACAGCGGTACACAGTGCCTGTCTCGAATGCAGAGATACAAGCAGTAACCGGGTTTTCCCGGCGTTGCGTCCAATATGGAATCTCGTCTCTTATCCAGTGTGGGTATATCCGGATTGAACCCGGGGCAGGCAAGAAACGATGTTTTTCCGTTGTCGATCCAGATGATGTTCGATTACAGGAAAGGGTGCAAATTGTGCGCCCAAATACATCACACGGTGGGTGCAAACGATGCACCCATTCAGGTGCAAACGATGCACCCATTCAGGTGCAAACGATGCACCCTTCCAGTGCAAACGATGCACCCCCGTCCCCCCCATTAAGAATGAATAAGAACAAAAAAGAAAAAATTCAAGAAGGAATTTTTTTCTCCGGCGATTTGAATCCTGGATTGGAAAAGAAGGAAGGAGATTCCGATATGGCTGTACTGGAAAAAGACGAACTCGAATTATTGGAAACCTGGGTTACTGAACGCAACAACCGACTTCCTTCGTTTGGGGAACGGACTGAACTTGGTCCCCATGAGGCAGGTGAGGCAAAGATGGTTGCCACAGATCTGGTCCACCGGGAAAATGCGCTTCCCGTCGATGAGCTAATCCAGGTCCTGAAGTTTGCTGTAGGACACCACTTTCATGGGGCCAAGGTACTCAAGTCACTCCTGTATTTCAACCGTTTTCTTGCGCAAATCGTGTCCGATTACAGGAATGACAAGGCCCGCAAGGAACGAAGCGGACAAGCACAGTTCCCAGGGTATACACCGAGCGATGACCCACGGTGGGGTCAACCACTCGAAGGTTGGACCGTCTATGACAATGGTAAGCGACTCGAATCCGTTGGCTGAACTTATCGCGATGGTCTCGGCAAAGATTTCTGTCTCAGAAACTTCAGAGACTGATGTGTGCCCCCTTTGCGATGGATATGGGCACGTCATAACCGAGAGCGGTGCCCAGCCATGTCAGTGTTTTCGTGATAATCAGATCCAGCGTCGTTTGGATTGTCTGGCCGGTAAGGTCTATGAGCGGTACCACAAGGCGATTTACCTGCATCAATTGTTGGAAGAGTCAACTGCCTTGAACGCTGTCAGGGAATATATGTGGAAGGTCTCGGTGGTGAATGAGACTTTTCGGGCGAAGTCCGGCCTGTTTATTTGCGGCACCACAGGCGTCGGAAAAACTATGGCTGCTATTCATGCTATTGCCCAATTGATCCGCAAGAATCCTGTTTCCCGGATACGGTGCTGGTTGAATTTCGGGGATATGATCTCAGATACATTATTCGGCGGTGATGGTGATGATCTCCGCGAAAAGCGAAGTGCCATTCGCCGTCAGATAGATAACAGCGATGCGATTGTGATCGACGATATCGGACAGTCGAATACATACCAGAAGTCTCTTGATATTGGAAACGACACGCTCAAGCGCGTGATCGACAAGGCCATGGGAGATTTCATCCCAGCGATACTGATTTCCAACGCGACCGGCGATGAATTGAAAAAGGTCTTTTCCGGACCGGTATTGTCGCGACTATCTGACCCGTTCTGGAATAGGGTCCAACTACGCGAAGCAGACAGGCGGGTGCAGAAATGAATCCGGAGGAGATCATCGAGCAGGAAATAAAGCATGGCACGAACTGTAAGACCATCGTGTTGCTTGCCTGCGCATCAGCCAAGATCGCTGTGATGGCCTCCGCGAAAGAAGAGTCTTTGCTTGCCGATCTGTTGCGGACCATGTGGGACGAACTACACGATCGTGCTGAGGGTGATCGGTTCTTGGATTTGGTCAAAATAGTGGAGCGTGTAGCCGGGACAACCCGATGGGCACCAGCCAAATGGTTCACTGCTCATTCGGTTCTACAGGCGGCGAAGGCCGTGGATCTGATGAATGGCGATTTGGTGATTGACCACAGGTTATTTTATTCTTGCGTCCAGAGAGCCGTGCGGCTTGCCAGGATCGGGATTGATCCACTCATTTCAGTGGATGGTGACGCTCAATTGGTTGCGAGGATGAATGAGATTCTTCAACGGGAAAGGAAAGCAGCATGATTCTAGTTTTTGATACGGAAACAACGGGATTCCCGAAACGCATGGATCCAGACAACCAGTCGGTTCAGCCGCATATCGTGGAACTGGCCTGCGCCTGGTTCGATGTCTCCGACAGCGGAGAAAAGCAGTGGTATGGATCCTTTTCATCCCTGGTCAGACCGCAAGGATGGGAGATCCCACAAGCGGCGATAGATATTCATGGCATCACGAATGAAATCGCTCAACAGGGCGGTCTACCGATCTCTGAGGTAATGGGATGTTTGTTGGGCATGATGCGGAAAGCCGACCTGGTAGCGGCTCATAACATTTCCTTTGATCTTTCGATGCTCGACATTGAATGCAGCCGGTTGGATTATCCGAAGGTCTACCTGGAGAAATCCATGTTCTGCACGATGAAAGAATCGACAAACATCGTGAAACTACCGCCAAATCCGGGATTCTCCGGTCACAAATGGCCGAACCTCGGTGAGGCATATCAATTCTTTACCGGGCGGCAATTGCAGGAATCCCATCGTGCGATGAGCGATGTTCAGGCGTGTATCGAAATCTTTCTCCATCTGCGAGACAGGTGGGAATGTTACTTGAAAGGATGACGGATATGGTCAAATTACCTCATGGAGTGATGATGGACACTTCACCGGGGGCAGCAAACACAGGTGCGGCAAAGCGATTGCTCGGCGATATGGATCGTGGAATCGCGATGATTGACGGGAAGGAAACGAAGCGAACAGCGGAAACGGTGTTCAGTCGGCTCGAAGCGCATCAGGTCCAGGTTGTTGCCGATCTCCGCCGGATACGAGACGTACTGATTCAGCAGGAGCATACCCAGGGGATTGAGGCAGTATGCAGTGCGATCCAGGCAGCGGAACGTCTCTGTGTGGAGATGAAACGCGCCAGGCGCAAAGCGGGGCACATGAACGGAGTGGCGTGGTAATGTATTTCTACCTTGGGGCCGCCGTTGGGTTTGTCGTGGGGATTCTGGTCGTGGCTTTTGCGATTCGGCTCGGATCCTCACGACTACCTGACGCGCACGGCATTGTTTTGAGTGAGGGGAAGGTGAAAAAGGGCGGGGTCAACGAACCACCGACAACACCGAAACCGCCGGGCGCTCCCAAAGCACAGCGACCGCAGGTGCGGTGGCTCAGGGAAGGAGATCCGCGACCGAGAGAATGAAAAGTGCGCAGGAAAACGGAAACATTATGAGTTATATCCCACGGTTCACATTAAAGGAGCCTGTTCAAGGAGAGAAGGGAATATCTATTCACCCATCGAATTTCCTGAAGGTCGAATCCCGTCCCCAGGGAGCGGAAATTGAGATGGTGGACCATCGGAGATTTATCGTGAATGAAAGTCCCAATGAAATTAGCGAGCAAATTGAAATGTCTATCCATTCAGATCTCGGTCCGGAACAGGACGGGATCAGCCTGTGTGTACCAGTCGCGACCGGAACATGGAGCGAGTTAGAGCCAATCATCGGGAGATTCGAGGCGGACCGCATCACATTCGGGCTGATTCCGGTTGCGAATAAAAAAAAGGCGTTCCATCTCTGGCGTGTGAAATTTGATGACGAGGGGTATTGCCGGGGTGAGCATCTGATGCCGAAACATGTGGCGCTTGACCATCATCCTCTCTTCTGCGATTTCACTCACGTATGGGTGTGTGGTGTGCCAGTACCGAGTAATGAGTAGCCAAACGATTCACAAATGTTTCACGTGAAACAAAAGGAGTCCGTTATGAAGTTAGATATCCGAACCAAGATCCGATTGGCAACCGAGTTGAAGGTGCTCGCATCGGGCAATTTTCCGATGCAGGCGAAGGTGGGTGAGTTCGTGCTGATCCTACCGGGTCCAGGTGGTATGGAGCCGTCCGGTCCGGCAGTAGTCACTCGTGTACAGGAGTTCTGGGATGAACAGAATGGTCAGCATATCCGGGCCTTGCAGGTGTTTGATCCGGACAACCCAGGCTCGGATCAGGAGGGCAAGCCCAATTGGAATATGCAATTGGGGTATGATTATGAGACTTCGTGGCGCTTGGGTATGGATCTCAAGCGGTCGTTGCGTCCGGTGGAAACGATCCGTATTCCGGATCCGTTTGACCTTCTTGCATTCCTGCGGAAGAACGTGGATGGCAATCCTGAGATTCTCATCGTTGACGAGGGAATTCTCATGCGGACCGGGAAGGAAAAGCACCTGATTGCCCAGCATGGGACCGAACCAATCGTCGTGCCGCTGGTGGCGGCTGCCGCTGAATGTATGCGTTCCATTCTCAAAAAGGCCGAAGCCACTCAGGAAGTTGCACCGGAACCCCCTGCTGATCCTGGGAAGGAACAGAAACCGAAATTCACCAGGAGTGAATCCAATGGAAAATAAGCCGGTAATCGTGTGGGTCACGAGGGGCAAGGAGAAGGTCCAGCGGTGGCTGGTCGAGGATTTCGGCGACACCTTGATCGTCGAGGACGCCAATGGGTGCAAAGAACAGGTCCCTCGCGATAGGTGCGAAATTGAATCCAAGAGGGGTGTTCTTTTCGGCTAACGGAGAAATTGGCGAATATGCGCACGAACCAGAGCGCAGAAAGGATAGATTTACTGCCACATGTGGCAGTAAACAGGAGGTAGTTATGAACGAAACCGCATTGATTGAACAGGCTCCGGTTGTCGAGGTTAATCCCCGACCGTTGCGGGATTATCAACTGACATTCGAAGACCAGATCTGGCTCCGGAGTCAAGCAGAAATTGTCCGGCAACACGGGAAAACGGCCGTCCTGCACGTGATCGAGGCAGGGAAAGCCCTGCTGGATGTAACCGAGAGATTCCCAACTGAATTGTTTCTGTCCTGGTTAGGGGAAGATGTTGGTATTCCTAAGCGTACAGCTTACAGATGGATGGCGGTTGCCCGGAATGAAGATCGGGCGAAGCAGATCCATGAGGTATTCGGACGTGGAATTGAGGATATCCTTATCCTTATCTCCGAACAGTGGCCGGAAGAGGCCCGGATGAAACTCCTGGCCGGGGAAGCCGTCGAATTGGACGGCATGAAGAAGACCCTCCATGAATTGACCCGCGAAGAGATCCTCAAGGTGCGGAAACAGGCCCAGGAAGCCGAATCGCGGAATAAGGATCTGTCCACCCGGAACCGGGAACTGGAGGCCACCGTCAAAACCCTGCGCACCCTGGAACCGGAGAAAGTAGAGGTTACCCCACCGAATTACGAGAAGGTCCGGAAAGAGAATGACACGCTTCGGCAGTCGAATGAGCATTTGCAGAACCGCATTGCCAGTCTGGAAGAGGAAATCCAGGGCCGGAGGAAGTCGTTCGAGCAAGAGGCCAGGGCCGAGATTCTCCGCATTCAGGGCAGGATACTTTCCTCGGTCTGGCCCATCGAGCAACCGTTCCGGTACGCTGGTGATCCCGATTGGGCAGAAAGCACTCCGGCTCAGGTTGTCGAACAGATTGTCGCCCACTGGTCCGGGGAAGGCAATGTCGTTCTCGATCCAATGGCCGGTAGCGGAACAACGGTTGATGTCTGCGCGATCATGGATCGGCAGGCGTGGTGTTCCGATATCAGCCCGCGTCACGGTTCCGTTGAGGTTATGGACGCGGCCTCCCTGGAAATCAAGGATTGCGAGGTCGATCTCGTATTCCTTCACCCACCCATGCCGTTGATGGTCAAGAAGGATGTCGTCCCTGGCGAGGAGCGGGAAACCGATCTGTCGAAACTGGATCGCCCAAACTACCGCGTCGTGTTCGGCTCGATCTTGAGCGAAATCAAGCGGGTGCTTCGGCCTGATGGATTTTTTGTCGTGTATGCCCCGGAAGTTGATTGTCTGAAGACGGGATATTTCGATTTCTCCCGATTCCTGTCGGAGGAGATTGTACGGTCCGGGTTCCTGGAAGTCTCCCGGGCCGTGGTCCTACTTCCCAATGCGGGGGGACCACAAGCCTATGAGGGATACATGGAATCCGATGGGCTGCGGCCAGATCACGCGAATGTAATGGTGTTCAAAGGCGCACATGCTGTATGACCAGGACGCGATCAATAATGCGATTCGGTCGGGGGATGAAGACGCCTTTGTTGCGCAGATGTACCCCCTGGTCGAAAAAGTGTTTGGCGATGTCCGATGGAGTCGCCGAACCCGAGCATTTCGAGACGAGATTAAGCAGGAGTGCGTTCTTGAAGCACTCCTGCTGTTTCGTCGGGTCAATCTTGATCCCGATCGCAATTGTGTCGCGTACCTGTGGACCTGTCTGCGAAACAAGGCGTTCGCGCTCATCGAAAAAGCCGGTAGCGGTTGCGGAATTTTTGTCGGGGATCTTCCACCAGAAATGGAATATCAATCAGGAAATGGTGTGCTGGATATCGGCAAAATTGAGGTTGCCGAACAGTCGGACATGTGTGCGTGGTGTAAGGAGTTCATTGCTGAGGACGACCGGTGTGGGATCCACAATGATGAGATCTTATGCCAGCGGTGTTATTCGCTGGTGCAATTCCTTCCGCTATATGGCCCTACGCTTCGTCGGCAGTTGCGAATTGCGTCTATTGCAACCGGGGATAAGGCGCTGGAGATTGCTCCTTGGATTCTTGGGTTCTTTCAAGCGAACAGAAGATTGCCGGATAGATATAACCTCAAGTGCAGATTCCCCCTGGAGGGATCTGCGTTCTTCTGTGATGTGCTGTATTGCCAGCAATTAGCGATTGATATGGTCCGGCGCGAGAACGGTTGGACCGAGGCGATAGTCGAGAGACAGAACCGGGAGATGTACACGTGAACGAAGGTGCAACGACCAGATACGCCAGGGGATTCCTGATCTACCTATTGGCCTCGATCAGGCTCCGGAGAGGATATCCGGGATTTAATGCGTTATGCGAAGCACTCCAGGATCAACCGGAGTTATTGCGCACTGTTTCCAGGCGGTTGGCAGGGAATACAGTGCTGTTTCCGCCTCCCGCTTTAGTGGAGGAAATTCTGTGCGATGTCCGCGTATATCAAGCTACGGAACGACCCGATACGGTCGCTGTCGCCCAACTCCGGCGCGAGCTTGGTTTGACCGATCGTGAAATCCTGGAAAAAAGAGAAATGCTGGATCGCGAGATCCAACCGCATATTCAAGCCTTATTGGAAATGGAGGATCAATCATGTTAGAGGCCAATTCGCCGAGAGGACAGATCGACAGAACTGATCTCAAGAACGCATGGATTCGGATGGTAGTGGTGTTCTTCGCTGCGCTGCTGGTGTTCATTGACCAAATGATTCCAGGCGTCAGGGAAGTGATCCAGAGCATCGACTTCGATAGCACATTCGGGAATACGCTGGGGCCGCTGATTACGAGTGCAATCTTGGCGGCAATCACCTACGGTGGAACCCTTCTGAAGGGGTTCCTGACCAATCGAAGCAAGTCAATTGAGTCCAGTGACGATGGTGGCAGAAGTGTTTCCGGAACTGGTAGCTGAGCAACGCATTCTCGATCTTGGGGATTCGCTGCTTCTGACCCTTTGCCAATTGCCGGGCATCGGGAAAAGGAGAAATACTCCTGTAGTCTGGACAAATGGGTGCTTCGACATTCTTCATCACGGCCATGTGCGGTATTTGCAGGAGATCAAGCGGCGAATCCCCAACTCGGTTTTGGTTGTCGGGGTGAATTCAGACGAGGCCGTGAGGATGTTGAAGGGACCGGATCGACCCGTTCTGAAATTCCCGTGTCGATCTGGAATTATCGCGAGCGTCAAGGGCGTGGATCTTGTAGTCGAGATCGGTAAGGACGCGATGAAAGCATTGGAGATTTTGAAACCAGATGTGTATGCGAAAGGTGGTGATTATTCAATCGACACAATCAATCAAACAGAGCGCCGGTTCGTTGAAGGATATGGGGGTACCATTCTCCTGATTCCCAGCGATCTGGAAGACATGTCCTCGTCGAAGATCATTCGTCAAATGCAGGCGAACCAATAGTCAAGGCTTGGCAAGGCCGAGAGGTGGTGATTTTATGTGCAAGAAAAAAGGTGGACGAAAAGGTAAATAACCACTTGCAGTACGTAAGGCCGGGAGGTTGCTTTCCTCCCTTTCAGCGATCTCCCGGCCGTCCCTTTTCGGTTTGGAGACAAGCGCATGGAAAACGAAGTGAACAGATCGAGCATGTTGTACTGGTGGCCGAGAGTCGAGAACATCGACGGCATTCGCAAGCCGAAAACGATCCTCGTCCCGACCGATACCCTAAAGTGTCTTGAATTCCTCGACGGGAAGGGCTGGCCTCTCGATGTTGACGATCTGAAATCAGCTTGTGAGAGGATCGGATATCCGGTTTTCATGCGCACAGACCACTACTCTGGGAAACACTCCTGGAACAAGACCTGTTTTGTTGAAGGGCCTGAAAACTTACTCCCGAACTTCGCTCGCCTTATTGATAAGGTCTGCATGGTGGAATTACCCATCGACGCCATCGCCATCCGCGAATACATACCCATGGCGACGTTGTTCTATGCGTTCCATGGCAAGATGCCGATCAATCCGGAGATCCGGTTCTTCGTGCGGGATGGGCGTGTCGAGTGCTGGCACTGGTACTGGATTCCAGAAGCGATCAAGAAATCGGGTGCGCCGGTACTGGACAAAATGGCGAATGAGATTTACGAATCGGAATGGCGATCCATATTGATAAACGCACAGCAGTCGCCTGGGATTGGCCCGAATCATGTATGCAAGATTTGGGAAGTCGCTCCATTATTCCAGGGCTACTGGTCCATTGACTTTTGTCTCTCGGTGTCAGGCGAGTGGGTCCTGATCGACATGGCGGAGGGTGAGAAGTCTTGGCATCCGGAGTGCGAGTTCAAACCATGAAGCCAGAAACGATCACGCCTTACATGATGCGGCAACTGGTCGCCAAGTACCGGAAGCCGGAGCCGGAGATTCAAGCCATGGCAGACACGCTCGCCCGGCATCTCCGGAGATCGGCCTCGGTCCTACTTCATGTGAGAAGGGACGTTGCGCTCCGGTGGTGGGAAGCGGTGAAAGCGAGGTAGATCATGGACCTGTCCGGAATGTTATCAAATCTGTTCGCGTTCGGGAAGGCGATCCTGGAATGGATCAGGGATCCCAGGAGACAACGAAGGTCCGTTCTTAACCAGATCGAGCATGACCGGAAAGAAATTCTGAACAAGGTGGACAATCTCACATCTACCGACAAGTCGGATCGGGACAAGGCTCGGGCGTCATTGCTCAAGGAGATTCGGAAATGAAGATCATTTTTACCACCATTATCCTCGCGATTCTCCTTACCGGGTGTATCTCTACCGATATCAGCAAGGTCCCCGAATTGCCTGGCGATCTCAGTTTGACGGAGCCTCCAGAATATCCCGGATATCTTCTGATCGCTCCGTCCGATCTGTCTCGGATCATGACTCGGATGCACGATGCGGAGTTGAAACTCCAAGAGAATTACAAAGACGGCGATACAAGCATTCCGTAAGTTCTCCCTTTCATGCGGGCCGGGAGGCTCTCTCCTTTACTCAAGTCTCCCGGCTCAACCTTTTTCTTGAGGTATGGAATCTGTGGTAATCGAGTTTCAATGTGGGCATAGCCCGGTCCTCTTGCAAGAATTTCCAGATAATCATTTTCATTTGTGCATTACCAGTCCGCCCTATTGGTGCTTGCGCTCGTACCACACGGAACCACAAGTGTGGGGTGGGGATCCGGTGTGCGAGCATGAGTGGACGGAAGAATGGGGCATGGTCGCTACACGATGGAAAGACGGCACGAAAAGCAAATTCAGCGATATTGAGCAAGCAAATGCCTGCCGCGTTCGAGAGCCGGTCAGTTACGGATCCTCATGCTCGAAATGCGGTGCATGGCGCGGCGAGTTGGGCCTGGAGCGATGCCCGGATCAGTATATTGAGCACCTTGCCTCAGTGTTCGCCGAGGTCCGGCGTGTGCTGAGGCGGGACGGATCGCTATGGATTGTAATTGGGGATTCGTGGGTTGCGGCGCAAGGTTACAGTGACCCTGATGTCAGGATTAGAAACTCGAAGCACATCGGCGCTCGTGACGGATATTCTGCGCAGAGACCGGATCCATCGGAATCCGGCCTCAAGCCCAAGGACATGGCCGGGATACCATGGCGCTTGGCATTCGCGCTTCAGGCAGAGGGCTGGTGGTGGCGGTCCGTCAATGTCTGGCATAAGCCGAACTGCTTACCCTATAGCGGCAAGGATCGACCAACATGCGATCACGAATACTGTCTCCAATTCACAAAAAGCGCCCGGTACTATTGGGATGTGGAGGCCACCCGGGAGCCGCTTGCGCCTGATTCCCTGGCCCGATCCATGCGACGGAGAGGGAACGGGAAACACAAGGACTCGACCGTCCTTGAAATCGGGAACATTGCGAGGGGCGAGAACTACGGGCCAAGCGGATGCCCCGAAAAAATTGCCAATCCCCTCGGCCGCCAACTCCGGAGCGTGAGATCGGTCTCGAATCCCGGTACCAGACGGAAGCATTTTGCAGTTTACCCGGCAAAGCTCATCGAGCCGTACATTTTGTCCGGGACCTCGGAGCGGGGCTGTTGCCCCATCTGTGGTGCGCCCTGGGTACGGATTATTGAATGGATCGAGAACCCGGACGATGCGGCTATGCGGGGCGGGTCCTATCAACAGTCGGATTGTATGCGAATGGACGAGATGTTCAAACGCAAACTCAAGGCTCTACCTATTGAGCGTGGGAAAAGGACAGATCCCAGGGGCCGCAAGATTCCTATCCTGAAAGGTTGGCAACCCTCGTGCCGGTGCGGGGCTGGTGATCCGGTTCCCTGCCGAATCCTGGATCCGTTCGCGGGCAGTGGCACTACGGGGATCGTGTGTGAGCGATTTGCCCGGGACTCGACGCTTATTGACCTGAACCCGGATTTTATCACCATGGCGCGAGAGCGCATTGACGAAGAGGGGTTGCCTCTTTTCCGCTGAATCATACATCCCCGAATAGAAGATCATTATTTCTTGAGGTCCACGATGAACCAACGGGAAATCGCTGAAAACCGTGAGCATGTTGTAACCATTCTGTCCCAACTCGATTTCCGCGACCCGATATTTGCCGAAGCGATTTGCTGGCAGGAGGAACGGACCTTCAACCCGGCATCAATCCGGTTTGAGCCGGGATTCTTAGAGAAATATATGAAACCCATGTCTTTGCAGGATCTCGCGGCTCGAAATCCGCACTGTGTTTCGGGCCTATGTTCCTACGAAACCGAGCGGGTATTGGAGGCATGTTCCTTTGGTCCGATGCACCTTTTGGGTGCTACTGCACGGGAATGCGGGTTCCAGGAACCGTTTTTAACCCAACTGGTTCGATCCACACACGATGGGCTGTTCTGGTCTCAGCGTTACCTGGAACGGCTTATCAAGAGTGCAGGCGCAAAAGGGTATCGTGGCCGCGCATTGTATGAGCGTCTCGCCCTGGCATGGAACTGTGGACCCGTTTCCCTGTCGTGGGGTCAGATCCCGGAAGATCGGATGACGGGGTATGTGGTTCCAATCTTGCGGGAATATGAGCGGATTGGCGGCAATTTCGAACCTTTGAACAAGGCCGCCACTATCTAATTCCCTTCCCGACCTTTGAATCCCAACAGCCCATTCTCTCGCCCTATATCTACGGGTAACGGAGATAGCGAGAGATGGAAGTTCTTACCGACGACTCGAAACGGAAATTACCACTGCTGACGGAAGCGTATCGGCCCGGAGAGGGTGAACTCCAGGTTATCGAGGAATCTGTCGGATCGACCGGCAAGAAGAGGCTTGTGCTCAAAAGCCCCTTGGGAGTCGGCGGAAAGCTGAACGGCAATTGCCGCGTCTATCCAGCGCCGACCTACAAACGCGAAGCACTCAAGGTCAAAGCCCTGTGTGAACAGGGCGAACTTCTGGGCGCGGTCGATCACCCGACTCCCGATATGAGCGGACCCAGGATCATGGGGAGCGGGGTCCTATATCGCAAGATTGAGGTCAATGAGAGCGCAGACGGCAATGAGGTCTACCTCTCCGGCGAAGCGGTCGTTCTCGATAACGAGGCTGGTCAAACGCTCCGTTCGGTAATTGAAGCCTGTAAGGACTCAGGACTACCCCTGCGGGGGATTGGATTCTCGACCCGTGGATTCGGGACAGCGGTCAAAAGGGAATGGAATGGTGTCAAGGATGTCCAGGTAATCAATGACGACTACCAGATGACCACGATTGACGTGGTTCTTCGACCGTCCGAAGACACGGCTCGCGTATCCAGCATCGCATTTGAAAACCAACAGGGCCACGGCCCGGAGGAGATTGAGATGAGTGAATTCAAGAACTTCAAAGAATTCAAAGAAAAGTACCCGGATCTGGTCGAAATGCTGCTCAAGGATGCGGATTTCGTCGCGCTGGCCGCCCAGAGCGAGGCCGTGGTAGCCATCGTGGACAAGGGATTGCGGGAAGGGATCGAAGCCCAGGCGAAACAACTTGTCGATGCCGCCAAAAAGCAGATCGCCATTGAAGTACGAGCCGTCGCGGACGAGGAATGGGAAGCGAAACTGCACGAAGCCAAGGAACAGAATGCTCAGGCGCTGGCCGTTCTCGAATCGCTCAAGAAGATCCTCAGAGAGCACAAAATCCTGACGGATGAACCGGGTGATGGTCCGAAAGACGACCAGACCGAGGCGTTTCGGGCAGAGAACGCCGCGCTTCGGAAGCAGATCGAGGACACGCAGAAGCAATTCTCCGAAATGCAGGCGCGTCTCAATGAGAAGTCCATGAAAGAGACTCTCCAGGAAGCCACCAAGGAGTATGACCCGCACGTGCGGAAATTCGTCGTGGATACCGTGGCCGAGATGATTTCGGAAGGGCGGATCACCACGACTGACGGCGTTGTGGAACATGTCGGGAAACAGCTCGAAAAGGTGAAGGCGTTCATTGAGTCGAATTCCGGGAAACCGTCTCCGTCCCCGGTTCAGAAATCGAAATCCGTTGACCCGGAGCAAAAGGACCCGAATCCTCCGGTGGCCCGGCAGGATATGACGGAGCAGTGGAAACAAGGTGTGCAAAACGTCTGATTATTTTCAGACTCTAATCTGATTCGCGAAAACCATTACAGACCGAGGGGGTGTCTGGAGGAGGATAACGATGGGTAATACCCCTCTCGATCTCACTGAAAATCAAGCTGCCATGGCCCTCGGAATTGATGCCGGATTCCTGGCAAGCTGCCAGATCGGTCGTGATATGCCGAACCTGCGCAGCCGGTATGCTCCGCTCACCGAAAACGTCCAGATCTATGGATTCGACCGCTTCCGGAACACGGTTGCGGAAGGTTCCCCGAAGGGGATTATTCGAGGTCCCTGGGATACTGACGGCATCATGCGTCAGCGTGTTGTTGAAGCGTTGCTTTTGAACGCGGAAAAGCACATGAACAGCCGTCAGTTCATGGAGGGCACGTTCGCGGTAACCGGTTTGGATATCGCCAAGGTCCGGGGCACCTGGTTCCCGATGATTACCCGCGCCCTCGCGGGGACCATCGCACATCGGTTGTGTTCCGTACAGCCGATTTCGTCCGCTACCGGGCAGGTGTTCAATCTGAGTTGGTTCTACCAGAACTCGCCCAGCGCGAACAACCGGGTCGATCTGGCGTCCACGTTCAACAAGACCTATTCGTTGAACAACACAGAAGGATCTGCGGCCACGATTCGGCGGGTGAAGTTTCGCGTCCAGTCTCAGAATGCCCAGACCGAAGTGTGGAAACTCCTGGCCGCGTGGTCCATCGAGGCTCAGGAAGACCTCATGAATGTTCATGGCCTCGCGACCGCCGATATGGTCCCGCGTCTCCTGACTGACCTGTTGCAACTTGAAATTGACCGCCTGTGCGTCGATTTCATCTACAACAATGTCGGCTACACAACCACCTGGGACGCCAGTGACGGTGGGGCCTATTCGTCCAAAGCGGATCGCGACAAAGAGGCGTATGACGAGAGGTTGTACACGGTTGCCATTCAAAACGCCGCCGCGAACATCATGTACCGGAAGAATGTTCGACCGAACTGGATTGTTTGTCACCCGCTGACACTGCCGCGTCTCCAGCGCATCAAGAAATGGGATGGCATGGTCAACCTGAATGATTCCATTCGGCCCGGTGCTTCCCTTGGTGAAATCGGCCCGCATGTTGTCGGTCGGATCGGGGATGAGTACACGGTCATTTGCGATCCTCATTTCCCCGACCAAAACGCCCTGTTGCTCGGTTACCGTGGCACTGGCCCGCTGGACTGGATGCGGGTCGGAATCGTGCTGGCAATGTATGTCCCACCGCTGCCCAGCCCGGTGTTCATGGACCCTGACGAATGGGAACCGCGTCAGGGCGCTCGGTCGCGGGCCTGTTTCGTCAAGGCGGATGAGGGTGAGTACTTCTACGCTCTCATCAATATGACCAACACGAACAGTTGATCCTGGGCGGAGTCGTAGAGGGGGATCATGGCACTGTACGTAATCAAAGGCCCATCGGCAATCGGTTTCGAGAACGAGACCTCGCCGATGGGCCATATCGTTTTCTACCCAGGTACTGTTGTAGATGATACGACATTTCCGGTCATAAAGCAGTTTGCCAGATTTGGAAAACTGGAACCGTTCACGAGTGTGAAAGATCATGTGCTGAAAAATCCCGGGTGCAGGGTGGGTCTTGTCCGGACCTATGCGCTCGGTGATGTTCTGATCCTCCATGCGGTTGCAAAATTCCTTCAGAGGACCTTTCCTCAATCGACTTTCGATATTCTCACTGCGCACCGCTTGGTTGAGGCATTCTCCGGTTCAGAAATTGGTGTGCAGAATTGGAAACCGGATTTGCCGGGATTCAATATCATTTTCATGTTGGACGGATGCCTGGAGAGGGATCACGATGGCGGTGACCTGAGTTATATGCACCGGGTCGATATTTACCTGAAAGCGTTGGGGTGGTCGAAATGGTCCCCGTGAATGAATCGGTAACGCAGGTCAAGTTCTGCGGGCCGGAAGGTGAGGTCGATGTCCCAACTCCGGAAGGCAGGATGATTGTGTTTCGCCGGGGCGAAACGATTTTTGTCCCGACCGATTTCGCAAAATGCCTCGAACAAAAGCACAACTTCATTGTCGGCGACCAGCGGTTGTGTGTTCTTCTGAAAACGCTTCGAAAAGGATCCAGGAAGAAAGTTCTGATTTGGCGCAGCTACGCACTTGGCGATTTGCTCATGCTGCATACGGTTCTGCGGCGGCTGCGGAACTGTTACCCGCAACTGGATTTATACCTGATGACCAGCGAAGCGTATCACGATCCGTTTACCGATACGCCTGTCTTTACCCTGGCTCGGCCTGGGGATCGCCACTATGACCACAAGATTCTGTTGGATGGTGTCGTCGAGGTCGATCACACAGGACACAACGGCGCGAGGGTCCACCGCGCCGAGATATTTTGGAGAGCACTCATGGATGGAGTTCCGAACGCACCGCAACTTATGCCAGAAGACTGGTATTTGCAATTGCCGAAAGAGTCGCGGGACAAGGCGAACAAGTACATTACGGCCCGAGGATTGGCCCGTGGTGTTCGCGAGCGACCCCTTATCGGATTTCAGGTGAAGGGATCCGGCCCGAAGAAAACCTTTCCGTTTGATGAAGTGCGCAAATTTGTCAGTCTTCTGGTCGAGCGTGGATTCGATGTGTTTTTGATCGAGCGGGATCGCGGATGCGTATGGAATGGGGATCATGTGTTCTCTATGCCCGATGCTCCGACCAGTCAGATGATTGCATTATGCAATTACCTGGACGCGATGGTCGTTATGGATTCCGGGCCACTCTGGTTCTCACACGTAACCGAGCGAGCCGTTCCAATCGTCTGTTTCCTCGGCCCCACCCGTCCAACTGAACGGATCAATTATCATCCCATCTGGAATGAGGGCGGTGCGGTGGCTATCCGGTGCAATGAACGGATCGGATGCCCATCCTGTTTCGAGAAAGAGGAACGATGCGGGGACACCACGGCCTGCCTGCAACAGGTCCGCGCAGAGGACTACATCCAGGAGTTAGAGACGAAACTTCGAGATGTGATTACAGTCGGGAAACGGGTCTATGGCTCTTAATCGAACCACCCTCATAACGGAACTGAAAACCTGGTGGGCGCAGCAGGATACACAGCAGGCCCCCGAAGGTCTGTACGGGAAGGCTCTCGATCTGACCGCGTATGAATTGCTCCGGAAATGTGGTGGGCTGACGTTGCGGCGTGGATCGTTTACAACTGTTGCCAGTCAGCAGGCGTATGATATTCCTACCGATCGAGTGATTATTCGGATCCCCGGATGGACCGTAAGCAGTTCATCCTTGAATATGGAGTTCGGACAGGATATCAAAGAGAATGCGTATGACAGATCCTATCAGTATCCGGAGTATAGCCGTTCTTCCGATCTGATTGACGAGATACAGGCCCGGCAGATTCGCCTCGGCGATTCTGGTCGCCGGAGTTGGAATTATGTGAACGGCCAAGTGTGGTTATCCCCAATCCCGACCGCCTCGGATGACCTTGTGGTTTACGAGTATCATGACCTGAGCGATGGAGTCTCGCGGATCCCCCCACAGTATGAGTATTGTCTGATCTGTGGAGCGAGGTCGAAAGTCGCCCGTGCTGTGTCGAATTCATTGATGAAGCATGGGTTTCCACGTACCGATCATGGTCTCCAACTCAGTGATCGGGCCGCGCAGATTCAGAGCGTTTCCGATCAGGCAGCCCAGGAGTACCGAGATGAGCGCAGCAAGATCTGGCTCGATATGGGAGGAATCGAGTGATGCAGGCGAAGATTGAGGTATCGCAGAGTAGTCTCGATCTGCTTCTGAAAGCGGCAAATTCCGTTATTATGAAACTGCGTGGGGTTCGCACGATTGAATTGGAGGCAATTGGGGCCTACGCTGTGTCCAAATTGCGCGAGCGGACACCCGGTAAAAGAGCGCCGAAAACGTGGCGCATGGAAATCTCACACAATGCGGATGAAACGGCTCTCCGGATTTTCAGCGAGATGACGAAGGATCCGGAAACGGAAACGATTCTTCGTGTATTGGAGTATGGATCGAAGCCCCACCGGATTTATCCTCGTACACCGAATGGTGTATTGCATTTCTTTGTGGGAGATCCTCTCGGTGGGATGGTCGAGGAAGTGTTCACGAAACATGTCGATCATCCAGGTACCAAACCACATCGAATGCTCCAGGACACTGGAGATGATTTGTCCAATCTTTTGACCCGGTTGGTTAGGAGTAGCGAACTTGAGGTCCAGCGGGATTGGGAAAGGTAATAATCAATGGTCTCCCAGGTTCCCCAGGATTACCCGGTCAATGACCTTTTGGACAGTTTTGCGACACTCCTGTCCAGCGAACTCACAACGGATAACGGCTATTCGCAGACCGTACAGGAGGTATTTGCGGAAGCGGAGCGTGGTGATCCGGAGCATTATCCGTACCTGCGTATTGTGGAACTTCCCCAGGAGATCCATGAGACACCGCAGAACTATTCTGAGGAGTATGTCTCGTTTGAAAATGTTTTGAATTTCTCGGTTGTGGGGGAGTTGATTTATGCCGATGTTGAGGGAGGCGAACCGGATCGCCGGACAATTCTCCAGAAGTTCGCGAAAGATATTGTTACCGCGCTCTATCGAATCCATGAATTGCATGGGATCGGGGATGATCTCGATGTGACCCGCGTTGCCACACCGCCCGGGTCTGGGGAGGATGGGGCGTATGTTGGCAATCGTGGAATGTGTGTGATTCTCGCCAGGGTGTCTTATCTCGATAAGTCTTATATCGGTCCCCTCGAAGAGGAAGAGGAAGAGTAACCCGACGATTCGCGACCGCCTATATCTCCTGGTGAGGGGGGCCGTGCCTTTGCATGGCAGATACCCCACCAGGAGATAATCCACATGGGAACAAAAGGTCGCGGTAATCGCACTTATTTGATAATCGGTCCGGAAACGACGCAGGGAACCCCGGCAACTTCTTTCCGGCGGTTGCGATATGTCACCGAGTCCCTGAGTGAAGAAACCAACCCGGAAGTCAATGATGAGATTACGGAAGACCGGATGCGCCGCGAACCGGTCGATATGAATCTCCGCCCTGGTGGAGATATCAATTGCCGATTGCACATCGAAGGTGCAATTACCAGCCTTATCAAGAACCTGATGGGCAGCGTGTCATCGTCCGGGTCCGGGCCGTACACGCATGTGTTCACTCCGGCGGCCGATCTTCCGGAGGGGCTGACTATCGAGAAGTCGATTCGTAATTTGGGTGGCAGTGTCAAAAGGTGTTACCAGTTTCTCGGATCCCGGATTCCTGGCGCAACCTTCAATCTCGCCCAGGAAGGTGTCAGCCGGGTGACCTTCAATGTTCTGCCGTTGAAAACGGTTATTGGCACAACTTCCCTCGATGCTTCTCCTACCGGCAGCACAATACGCGATCTCGCCGGGAATATGGGTGCTCTCTATGAAGGTTCTGCCGGTGCGAGTCCGGCGACCCTGATCGGGTCCATTCGAAATATGACTCTGAACTTCAGCAACAACCTGGACGAGGAAGGGTATGAGGTAACTGGAAACGCCAACACTGCCAGGGAACGGCAAGATTCCAGCGAAGGGTATGCGGACGCAACCGGCTCCGTTGTGATCCGGGCAACAGAGAAGGCAACCGAATGGTTCGATGACTTCAAGGCTGGTACTCCTGCCGCGATTCGATGGCGCTCGACGGATCCGAACAGCAACTACTACATCGAGTTTTTCTTCCCGCGTGTCAAGTGGGCTGGCCGTCCGACCCCCCAGGTAGACGGAATGCACGAGCTGGTTCAGAGTTTCGATTTTCAAGCCTATTACGATTCAACCTTCGGATTTTCGCAGCGAATCACCATCTACAACAACGAGGCCAATGTGCCGTAATCCAAACCAGAGGGGGAACCCATGGATAAGAAAGATCTTCTCAAATTGGTTCAGCAAGGTGGCAAGAACCCGGAGATTCGGAAGTTTCGGATTTTTGGGGATGCCGATTTCATTATTGATCTGCGGTTTCTTTCCAGGTCGGAAGTCACCGCCATGCAAAAGCGAAACCAGATTATGAATTGTCTGCTGGCAAAGCGCGGTGATGAGCAACTCGATGAGGAGGGAATGCGGTCAGATTTGTGCAATACCGTGATTCGCGGATGGAAAGGTCTGACTCCTGAAGTGTTCCGCCGCATCGTGTATCTGGACGACGAGGCATACGCGATTGTCTCGAAAGAGAAGGAAATTCCTTATTCAAAGGAAATTGCGGAAATGATGATGCGGGAAGGTAAAGCGAACGGTGTGCTGTTCGACATGTTGATTCTCGGCATTGTCACAGACCCGCAAAACTTCTCAAGTGGCAAATTGGGAGATGAGGTAAAAAACTTGCCGAGTTCTCCCGATATTGGAACAACCCGGAAAGATTGACCGTATCGGACCAGGATGTATTTCGGGAGTTTGGAGAAGAGATCGACGAACCGGACCCGCCGGTCCTGATGCTGGAAAATTTGCTGGCCTGGGAAGTGTTCGATCTGTGCAAAGACCAGCTCATTGTCGGCGGGTTTGGAACCATCATCGGGATTTACGATAGCGCGATTGAGTTGGCAATGGACCGGCTCGGCGTTAGTGGATTTCTGGAGCGGATCGCAACCGTTAAGAAAGTCAAAGCGATAGCGAGCGTGATCTATATGGATCGAAACCGGAAGGATGCACAGGAAGATGAGACAGAGACAGATACAGATTGTGCCTCAATTGACTGAGGGGAAACAGACAGCAGCGATTCGTCAGGCGATTCGGGATCTGTACGATCAGATCTTCGGGGCCGGGTCCTATGTGGTGATCGGCAAGAACCGATTCGACAATCCCAACCCGGAAGATGGGTACGGATACGATTACCCGAAAGACACCGGGTACGAAGTCCTACCCGAAGATGTGTGGTATCGCTTCAATTTCGCAAAACATCGTTTGCGCCGGTGGGCCGGTTCCGAATCGACCGACGCTGAAGAAGTCATTGCGGCCGTTCGGGCGCAATTGAAACAGCAGGCTGGCGGAGAGTAATGGACCGCGATCGGATCCGTGAATACTTGCAACTCGATGAAGGACCTGCGGAAACGCGGGCCGAATTGAAGCGCATCTATAACAAGATATTCGGGGATGGCGCGTATGCAAAGATCGTAGTGCCGGAGGATGTGGCGAAAGGGGCGGATATTTGGAACGGGTACGAGTGGATGTCCGCTTCGGAGTATTACCGATTCACGCGAGCGAAGAAGAAATTGGCGAGCCTGGTTGGGACCAGGACTCATTACGCCACCGGGGTCATTGCAAAGGCGAAAGAATATCTGAACAGGAAAAGTAAATAGATTCCAACCGTTGAATGGCCTCAGCGCCCCCTTGCCACAACGTAGGAGATTGAAATCCGGGGCGCTGAGGCACTCTTTTTTTAGACGATGAGCAGAGATCTTGAACTGAACATCAAGGTACGCGATGACGGAACGGTCGTCGTGAACCGGTTTGCCCAGGGCACGAAGTCGGCCATGTCTGGTCTGTCGAGGGATACCGCGACACTTGGCAAGAGCATGGAGTCTTCATTCACCGGATTTTTCCGGCGCTCCGGGACCCAGATGTCAAACTTTTTCAGTTCATTCCGCAGTGGATTACAGGCTACATATCAGGACTTCCAAAGGTTATTTAATCTTGCGAAGGCTGGCGCACTCTATACCTCCGGTGTGTTGCTTGGTGTTGGCGCGGTTGTTTATGGGTTGGACCGGAAGGTCCTGAGTGCAGGAGAATCGTTCCGGCGTTTTGAAACGAGCATGAAAGGTTCGCTCGGTTCGGCTATTCGTGCGCGGCAGTTGACGGAGTATTCACTTGAAAAGTCTCTCAGATCTCCGGTGCAGATTGAGGATATCCAGGGTGCTGTCCAGGCTCTTGCGATGATTCCGGCGACCCGTGTGAAACTCCTGGCATCTGATTTCGCGTCTGTGCGCGAGGAACTCGACAAGTTGACGGATACCCTGGTTGGATTGTCGGCGATCAAACCGGAGCAGGGTATCCCAGGCGCGTTGATGGCGATTCGGGAAGCACTCGGTGGAAACTGGCGTTCGCTCATGATGCGATTTGAAGTCAGCCCCGATGTGGTTGCCGGGTCGATTGGAAAAACCCTTTCCGAATTGAAGGGGAGACCGGAAGAGACGATTCGTGCAGTCCATTCTTTCGTGATGGATGTTGTCGGGGAGGGAACCCTGGAAGCGTTGTCTCAGATGCCTTCTGTTCTGGCGGCCAATATCAAGGACGCCTTTATGCTCGGTCTGAAGAAGGTGGGAGATTTTGGTCTGTATGACTGGCTTGTCGGTCAGATCAAATCGGTCGAGGCCAGGTTGCGTCGGTTGGTGGAAGAGGACCTGGGTGGGGCAATAGGCGAGGGTCTTGCGGCGAGCCTCGCGATGTTCACTCAGGATTTCCAAGGGCTTTTTAAGACCGGCGGTTCCGAAATGGGCCGATGGTTTTTCCCCGATGTGATGAAGCGGAACGATCTGGATGCCTACCAGAAAGCCTTGCTTGCAATGACGCAGGGCTTTGAGGCCGCTGCCGGGGCGTTCCGGGCCTTCTCAAACATGATTCGGGAGAATGGTCCGAAAGTCCTTGCCGTGATGAAACCGATAGCCGAAGCGGGTCTTGGCGCTGGAATCGCACTTGGTGGATGGATCAGTCGGCAGGCTGGGAAGGTGTCAACTGGTGTCATCGAGGAGACGGCCAGGGGAACCATGCGGGATATTCTGGTCGGGATCTCCAGGTTCGTCGATTTGGTGTCCGACATCCCGAACCACCTGCGGCAATTGATCGAACAGATCCGGTACTTCGTGGAACGTTTTGATATTCGGTTCAGTCAGTTCTTTCAGAACTTCACGTTCGGTGGGGCGAATGGGAACGACATACTCAATATGTACCTGAAGTCTTCTGAGATTTCCACACTCGCAGGAAAGGCCGGTGATCTCGGCATTCAGCGAGCGGGTCCGAGCGGATTCGGATTCGGCGGGTATTCTTCCGGCGATTCGGACCTTGACCTTGCTCTGAGAGTGCTGCGCGATCCGAACTTCAGCACCCTAAAGAATGTCGGTGTTGATCCGCAAAAGATCGCGATGGTTCGGGAGAGGCTTGGTCTGCGGAACTATGATGCCGAATTGCTCCTGGCAGATATGGCCCACACGGAGCGAACGCAGACACTCCCGGAGACGGGTCAGCCCTCTGGATTAGGGTCCTGGATGCGCGGGTTGGGCGAGAGCATTGGGAGCGGGAACCTGATTCAGGAGTGGATCAATAATTGGCGATCATTCACGGAAGGCATGAAGGCGCAGATGGGAGAGGCGGCCGCCACCGTTAGCCGAAATTGGGAGGCGCGGAAACCGTATGAGGAACTGAGTGGGATCATCACAAGTGTTACCGGATTGAAGAGCCGTCCGAGCATGATGGATGAACGGGGGGTAACCGAATCTCTCAAGGAATCCACGCTCACGCCATTGCAGATCATTGCGGAATCCTATGACGAGATCTGGAGTAGTCTGTCGAGCAAGACTGAAGAACTCAATAAATTGAATGCGCAATTCGAAGAGTGGAAATCGAGCTATGCGGGTGGGGCAATCTCTCCGGAAGTGGCAAAACAGATCGAGGCGGCAACTACGGCGTTTGCGAACACGCGGGAAATGCTGGACCGCTATGGCCTCGAAATGGAGCAATGGAAAACCACTCAACTATTCGGAATGCTTGGCGGTCCCCAGGGAAAGACCGCCATGGATATGTTGAGGAGTCGCGATCTGTCTTTCCTGGGGGGAAACATAGCTGGTCCTGTGACCGCCCTACTCGATCAGATGATGGGGCGGGAGTTCGCTCGTGAATCCGGTGGATATGAGAAGATATTCGGCGATCCCCGGTATACCTACGAGGCGCGGGAAGCGGCCTTGGAGCAGTGGTACGATCATCAGAAGAGCGTGTACGACAAGATCCTCTCCTATGAAGGTTGGAGCGCGGAGCAGAAAACGCAGATCAACGAGATATTCTACGATGACCTGAACGATCTGGCCGATCAGCACCAAGAGTACCTCCAGCAAATTCTCGATGAGGAAAAGCAGCTCTGGACCGATTACTGTCAGGACGTTGTAGAGATCTATCGGGGGAGTATCTCCGATGGGTTGTTCCGTCTCATGCGTGGCGAAATAGATTCCCTTCGCGATGTGCTGGACAGTTTTGTCTCGTCTATGCAGAAACGGCTTGCCGATCTCGCAACGGACTGGATCTTCAACAGTATGGGAATCGGGAAAATCACGCCGGGGCAATCTGGCGGTGGGTTCATGAGCATTCTCCAAAGCATACCGCTGATCGGGAACCTGTTCGGAAATGGAAAGGCCGAAGGGGGATTGGTCGGCGGTCCCTTTGGTCCCGCCATTGCCGGGGAACGAATGGGATCCGTTGAGGCAGTCATTCCGCTCAAAGGCGGGGCCGTACCGGTCCGGATGATTGGGGGAGGGCAATCGGCGGCACCGATCTACGTTATCAACACAATGGATCCACCGAGCCTTGTGGCGGCTGGATTGCCGTCGAATGCGAGGATCATTACGAATCAGGTTGGGTGCGATCTTCGCCAGGGCGGGCCGCTGTCCCTGGCGATGAGTGTTGCGAGGTAAGATATGACGAAGGACCTTGAAGTGACGCAGATGCGTCTGGCTGATTTGAATCCGCATCCCCAGAACCCCAGAAAGATTTCTGATTTGGCGCTGAGTCGGTTGCAGAAGAGTGTGGAGCGATTTGGTCTTGTCGAACCGATCGTGTACAACAAGCGTTCCGGGTGCATTGTCGGCGGTCACCAGCGCGTGAAAGCGTTGAAGCAGTTGGGGGAGAAAGCGGCAACCGTTGTTGTGGTGGATCTCGATGAAACCGACGAGAAAGCACTAAACCTGGCCTTGAATAATCCCGGCATGATGGGGGAGTTTACGGAATCAATTGATTCTATTGCCGCCGAGATTCGCGAGCATGATGCCCGCATGTTTTCAGATTTCGGATTCGACAGATTTGCCGTGGATTTGCCCGGGGCTGATGGTGATAACGGCAAAGAACTCGAAATGAAAGAATTGGAAGTCGTTGTTCCTGTTCAACGGGCATGGATCCTCATCGGTATTCCAATCGCGAGATATGGAGAGTTTGAGGCGGCGCTTCGGCAGATCGGGAATGACCCGGAAGTGTTTCTTGAGATGACCGCAAATAATGGCTAACCGGAGTAAACCGATAGACAATTCGCGGTTCGATGAAAAGATCGAACTGCGTTCCTATTTCATGGCGAAATACCATGCGGATGGGAAGGCGCGGGTCTTTGATGCCTGCCAGGGCGAGGGGCGGTTGTGGAACCGATTGCGGCAGATTTTTCCGGTTGCGGAGTATTGGGGCGTTGATGAGAAACCGAAAAGGGGGAGGATCTCGATTGACAGTCGAAAAGTCCTGGCGAATCCACGGTGCGATTTCGATGTGATTGATGTGGACACATACGGGAGTCCATTCAAACATTATTATCTGATCCTCCGGAATCTGAAAAAGCCAACCACGATTTTCCTGACCTTCGGCGCGAGGGGCTTGTCAGGAGGATGCTGCGATTTCATGCTTCGGTTATTGGGTATTGTGTTTCGCGGGCAGGATCTTCAACCGATGTTTCGTTGGAAAATTGCTGAGCATTTAACCGATGAAGCCATTTGTTCGACCCTTCGGTTTGGTGTGCGCATTGTGGAAGGAAAGCAGTTTATTACCGATTTGCACAGAGGTCGTGTGAGGTATATCGGACTTCGGCTCGAACCAGTTGGAGGTAAGGTGTGAATAAGAATATAGAGATTCAGGTGATGCCGATTTCGGCATTGAAGAATAACCCTCGGAATCCGCGCCAGATTTCGGATCTGGCGCTGAGCCGGTTGCAGAAGAGTGTGGAGCGATTCGGTCTGGTGGAACCGATCGTGTACAACAAGCGTTCCGGGTGCATTGTCGGCGGTCACCAGCGGGTGAAAGCCTTGAAGCAATTGGGGGAGAAAGAGGCAACCGTTGTTGTGGTGGACCTCGATGAAACCGACGAGAAAGCACTGAATATCGCGCTGAATAGCACGAGCCTGATGGGAGAGTTCGTTCAGGAAAGTGTGGATGCAATTCTGCAAGAGATCCACGGGCAGAACCGTCAGTTAGCCGAGGACATTGGATTTGCCGGTCGTGATATGGATCTGAATATGCGGATCAAGGAAGAGTATGGCGAGGTTGGGGAAAAACTCAATGAGGTAATCAAGGAAACCCCACATTGGTCTGATTTTTCCGGGGATAGACCGACGAAGGAAGAATTGATCGAGGACAACCCGAAACTCGTGAAGTTCCTGGAAGAGCGCGAGCGGGCGAACGTGCGGATGCAGGATGCCGATGATCCGAATTTCTGGTTGTGTCTTGTGTTCCAATCGTGGGACCAGAAGCAGGAATTTCTCGAACGATTTCCGGATCTGGTGACGGAGTATGGGATGTATGTGGACGGGGAAGCGTTTGCGAAAGCAGTTGGTGTTCCGGTGATTCCGAATATGCAGAAACCACTCAAGGTGAGTACCGAGAAAAGATTGGAAGCGATGGCGATGGAGTAATCCTATATCCGTTGTGATGAGTGGCATATCGAGGGAATAGATCCAATGGCAAAAGCATCGAGCGTCAAGAAAAGCGCAGATTCCGCGTTGAAAAAAGCGATGGCGAATACTCCTGGACGGAGAAAACTCAGTGGGTTCAATGCCGGAGTCAGAAAAGCCGCCACCGATATAAATAAAGCCCTGAATCGGTCTGCGAAAAAGAAAGCCGCTGCGAAAAAGGGTGCGGCGAAGAAAACCGCCAAGAAGGGCGGCAAGGGCAAAGGCGGTAAAGCCGCCGGGTCTCGGAAGGGTTGACCAGCATTAACCATAGATGAGGGGATGGTTCGAGAGTACATCATAAAGTGAACCCAAGCGGTTCACGAAAAGACCAGAAGGAGATTCACGATGGCTGCGAAAAAGAAAGCGGCGGTGAAAAAGGGTGCGGCGAAGAAAGCCGCTGCGAAGAAAGCGACGGTCAAAAAGGGTGCGGTGAAGAAAGCCGCTGCGAAAAAGGGTGCGGCGAAGAAAACCGCCAAGAAGGGCGGCAAGGGCAAAGGCGGTAAAGCCGCCGGGTCTCGGAAGGGTTGACCAGCATTGGAACAGAAAAATCCCGGAAGGTGTGTGAAGCGGTAGCCGAAACATCTTCCGGGATCTGTTTGTTTGGATTTTCACGCGGCAAGGATTCGATTGCCGCGTGGCTCTATTTGCGAAACTTCTTCCACCGCATCATTCCATTTCATTGTACCAGCGTTCCACATCTGGGTTTCATTGACCGGTCCCTGGCCTATTATGAGGAGTTGTTCCAAACCAAGATCTATCGTTTCCTGAGCGGTGAGTGTTCCGCCGCGTTGGGGCGCTTGGTTTGGCAACCGCCAGGGTGTGAAGAAGAAATAGATCGCATGGAATTGTGGGAGTACAGTAACCGAACGATCTGCGAATTCCTGGAGCAGGAATTGGATCTACCGGGTGTGTGGTGCGCCTGGGGAATGAGCATGTATGACAGCATCCAGCGTCGGAAATTTGTCGGGATGTATGGAGGGGTGAATCCGAGGACCCGATCTTTCTACCCCTGTTTTGATTGGCACAAGGACCAGATTCTCGCGTTGGTCGAATCGTCGGGTGTGAAGTTGGCTCCGGACTACCGTATGCACAACCGGACCCTTGCCGGGGTTCCTCATTATTCCCACCTGGACAAGATGGAAGAGTTATACCCGGAGGATTTCAAGCGCCTTCTGCTGATGTGGCCCATGATACGGGCAGAGCAAGCGCGGCAGAAGTTCCGGCGAACCGCATTCGAAGGTCGGAATCCCTCCCAAAGCGAACCGATGCCGCACTAGGCAATTTTTGCCGGTTTGTCAGGTAGTCTTTTGTGGGTTTCTTCCCTTGGCGTATGCGGCAATTTTTGCCGGTCTTTTCCCTCATTCTTTCCCTGATCGGCGTATTTTCGTTCTCTTTGGGCCTTTATTTTCGCTTCTAAGGCTTTTCCTTGCTTGACAATAGGGGATAAAAGGGATATTATATCTTTAGATATAGTGAAGGTTTCCAAAGGGAAAAGGGAAACCGAAAAGGGCGGGCGGCCCGAAAACGCAGGAGAACCGAAATGGCGATATGGACGGTGAAAGTTGAAATGGAGAGAGGCATCGGCAGGAATGAGATCACGGACCTTTTGAAAAGCCTGAGAAGGAACCTGAGATTTGAGGTCAATTATCGAACCGATCGCGTCTTTGTTCGAAAAGGCAAGATGCGGATTTTCTTCATGACCGTTTTCGGGCGGTGGACCAAGGGTGAGCTTTCGCACGTCAAACAGTCGGAAGCTGAGACGACTGGACCGGCTATCAAGAAGTGGGCGAAACGGAACAGGTTAGGGAACCCGTGGATCAAGGGGTTTCACAAAACACCGGAACAATTGGCTTAATCCGAAATGGGTCGGGCCGGGCGAATACCGCCCGGCCCTTTTCTCGAACCGTGAGTAGAAAGGGAGACCGAAATGTGGAGCGTGAAGATCGGAAGACGAGTAATTGTCGCGGACCATCGGACGGTTCGGCTAATTGCCAAGGCATACCGACGAAAGTACGGGAAGAAAATCTGGATCAGTGGAGATGTGAAATGATCGACTACGCGCAAGTTCTTCATGATGCAATTAACCGCCTCCAGTCTTCCTGGGGCGAGATTCTGACTAACCCAGCAGGCCCGGAGATCGCCGATGACATTCAGGCGACCGTGGATGAGATCGAGGCAGGAAACGGGGCGGCGGCTGTGACCGCTTTTATCGCACGATGGCTACCGGAAGAGGTAGCGGCATAAGGAGCACCGAAATGTACGTATCAGCCGAAGAGTATGACCGGATAGTGCGAAAAGCAACCGAAGGATTCGATTGTTTCTCGACCAAGGCGTCTTACGAGATCGCGAAGCACAAAGAGGAAGAACCGGAGTATGAGGATACCTGCAAGCACTGCGAAAGCGGTGATTGTCCATTTGCGGATGACCCGGATGTCGATTGCGAGACCTGTGAGCAGTTCGACCCGGAAGAGGTTGAGTGGGAAGAACCGAGTGAAGATCCGTATTTCAGTTGGACCCCGTGTGCGATCTGCGGATGTGACTTGGGCGGTAATCGCGTGGACCTGGTGGCTGTCGAAACGGCTACCGGGGAGACCGTTGAGTTCGAGGGCGTGTGCGAGACCTGTGCGTATACCGTACAGGCGGGAACCCTGCCTGATGATGTGGCCGATGCAGGCGAAGTGGAGATATGACCATGATGATCCGAAGTAATGGAACCGTAGAGTTGGATGGTGTGGCCGTCGGTGAGTTTTTCGGAGACGGCTACATGGTGAACGAGAAAGGCGTGGAGTTGGGCATTACCACGGAGATGATCCGTGAATCCGCCCAGAATTGGATACCGGCGAATGATGGTACCGAGACGCCGGTCCTGACCCGAACCGGGCGCAGGATTTTGTACTGCTGGCAACCGGCTACCGGGAAGCATCGGTATCTCGATATGGGAACCGACCTGTTCTTAACCGATGACGAAATGCTTGCGTACCTTGGAGGTCTATTATGAGAATCACCACTGGATTGATGAAGGACCGAGTTGTGTTTGTGGCGATTTCGGAGTACCGCGAGAAAGACACTCTGAAATCGGCTGGCTTCTGGTGGGACCGCGATGGGAAACGGTGGTACACGTATGACCCTCTCGTCGCGGCGCAGTTGATCGACCACGCGGATGATGTGGTCAAGGCGGAGATCGAGAAGGCGAAGGGAACCCTGGCGGAATCCAGGGCGACCGATGCCGATGTGGAAATACCTGTCCCGGATGGCCTGACCTACATGCCGTTTCAGAAGGCCGGGATCTCCTATGGAATGAACCGGGATGCCGTTCTGATCGGCGATGAAATGGGTCTGGGAAAAACCATTCAGGCCATCGGAATTATCAATGCGATGCCGAAACCGAAAAGAGTTCTGGTGATTTGCCCGGCGTCCCTGAAGATCAATTGGAAACGGGAGATGCAGAAGTGGCTTATCCACAAGATGCCCATCGAGATCGTGAACGGGGGTGGCCTCAAGAAGACCGGCGTGAACATCATCAATTACGATGTGCTCCGAAAGTACCCGGTCGATGAGGTTGAGTGGGATGTCCTGATCGTAGACGAATGTCACTACCTCAAGAACCCGAAGGCACTCAGAACCCAGGCGGTTCTGGGTACCGAGAAGCGGAAAGATGTCGAGGAAAAGAAGGGGATCACCGCTCGAAAGCGGATACTGCTGACCGGGACGCCCATTGTCAATCGCCCGGTGGAATTGTTCCCGATCATTCATTATCTGAACCCGGAAGAGTTTCCGAAGTTCTTTCCGTATGCGTTGCGATATTGCAACGCGATCCAGACCCGATACGGGTGGGACATGTCCGGGTCGAGCAACCTGGGTGAGTTGCAGAACCGTCTCCGGCGCACGGTGATGGTTCGGCGTCTCAAGAAGGATGTCCTGACGGAGTTACCGCCGAAGGTGCGGCAGATTGTAGAGATTCCGTCGAACGGATGTACCGGGTCTATCGAGAAGGAAAAGGCTACATGGTCCAACATGCGGAAACGGCTGGAGGACCTTCGGTTTGCGGTGGAGATGGCGAAGGCGAAGAGTGAGGCGGCGTACCAGGATGCTGTTAGCCGTCTCCGGGAAGGAGCACAGGCGGCATTCGAGGAATTCTCGGCGGTGCGGCTGGAAACCGCGATGGCGAAGATACCGCATGTTGTGGATTTCCTGAATGAGATCCTCGAATCGACCGACAAGGTGGTCGTGTTTGCGCACCACCATGATGTTGTGGACGCGCTCAAGGAGGCGTTCCCTGGAAATAGTGTGGTCCTGACCGGGCGCGAGAACCAAATTGTCCGGCAGGAAGCCGTGGACCGCTTCCAGTCGGATCCCACCGTGAATGTGTTCATCGGTTCGATCACGGCGGCAGGTGTCGGAATCACCCTGACCGCATCGAGTCATGTGGTATTCGCGGAATTGGATTGGGTACCGGGGAATATGAGTCAGGCCGAGGACCGGTGCCATCGTATCGGGCAAACGGATTCGGTCTTTGTTCAGCATTTCGTGCTCGAAGAGTCCATCGACGCACGAATGGCCCGGACCCTGATCTCGAAACAGGCAGTGATTGACGCCGCGATGGACGCGGATGTCGAGATCAAAAAGATTCCCGTTCTCCCCTTACCGGAGATCGAAGAGTGCGCGACCGCCAAGCGGTCGAGAAAGGAGATTCAGGAAGAGGCGGTGAAGCTAACCCCGGAGCAGATTCAGGCTGTGCATACCGCGTTGCGGATCGTGCAAGGCGTCTGCGATAGGGCGCAGGAGTTGGACGGGATGGGGTTCAATCGGTTCGATGTTCGGATGGGTCATGCCCTTGCGTGGGAAGAGTCTCTGACCCCGCAACAGGCGGCTATCGGACGCCGAATCGTCATGAAGTACAAGAAGCAGTACGGGCAGGAATTATTCGACATTATCAAAGGCGAAAAGGAGTGACACGACCATGGTCATCATCGAGGAAAACGGAATCAAAGTAGAAGCGGCTTCCATGGCGGAAGCCAGACGGGAGTACCGGAAGGTCAAGAAGGAGAAGGAGGCCGCTGAAGCACGTGCCCAAGAATCACGTCTGGTGGCCTATACCTTGGCGCAAGCGAATGGGTTCCGTCTGATCGAATCGGGATACCATCGGAAGTATGACCGGAAAAACTCGTACTTTTCGGAGATTGTGCGTGTGAAAGACGGTCAATTCCGCGTGGACGTAACCACGTGTTTCGAGATCGGGGAGCATACCGGGGTAATGACATTCTACCGTGGTGTGGAAATTCAGGCCGTGTTGGAAGCGAAAAACTCGGACATTCTCGGCGTGATCGTACTTGACCATGGGAAAGAGTATGTCTACGCGGTCGCGGCATATCACGGGGAGACCGCCTCAGTTCAGGTCCTAACCCCGATCAAGGAGTGAAAGCATGAAAACGACCGAAATAGTCGAAATGAAGTTCAGTGATGACGCCGATGGGTATCGACAGATCCGGGAAATGAGGCGTAAGCATCCCGGAACGTACTGTGCTATCACCCCGATGCTGGATGGAACTGTCCGGCTGGTGATTGCCGATGACCGATTTGCGATTTCCGAGAAGTACGGTGTCTCGCCGATTCAGATTTTGCGAAACACATCTCCTGCCGAGCGCGAAGATATCGTGAAAGGCTACGTTGGGATACCGATCAGTCGTTTCGGCGGTGTGGCCTACGGCCCGGAATTGCTTCCGTGCGATTTCATGGAGGATTCCGATGAATGAGAACCAGATCGCTAAGCAGCACGTCTACCCGATGCAAACGATTGAAGGGGTTTATGAATGGCGGGGAGAGTTGACCGTTCCGTTCGCGAAGTGCGTTGGGGTGCAGGTTGATTCCCACGATTTTCACGACCGGTGGTTTGATACGGAGGATGAAGCGAAATATGACGGGGTGGACTGGTTGGAGATTGTAGAGGATGTCCTCTATGACCTTCACGAAGGCATGACCCCTATCCGGGGTGAGCGAGAGTGGTGGTTGACCCGGGTGAATGGAATTACGGTCGTCAACCTGGATGAGAATGCTGAGAATACCCGGTGCGCATCCGCACCGGCCAAATGGGAAAACCGGCGGCGACTGTGCCGCAAGGAAGGAGACCAGTCATGATTTACCGATTCCTGAATATCAGTAATCACCCATCGGACAAGTGGCCCAAGGAGCAGGTAGACGAGGTTCGGAAGATTGTCAATGCTATGTTCGACAACCCGATAGCGGACCGGAAAATTGGGATCGTGGATATTCCGTTTCCGCAGATCCCGCCGGACGCGGATACCCAGGCTGTAACCGATATTGTGACAACCGCCTGGGAGTTGGTGCATGACAAGTGCGGTACGATAATTGGAGTTATGGGGGCGATGGTTCAGGGGGAGATGACCGCCGTAGTCGCGTTCCTGAAGATCCTTCAGCAGTGCTTGATCCCGGCCTATGCCGCAACCGGAGAGGTCGCCGGATTTCGAGCATACCCGGCGCTCGTCGGGAACGGCAATGGGACCCCGCAATGTCCCGGATGCAATTCCACGCGCACGAAACCGGTCCGGAACCAGGTTCATGAATGCCTTGTATGTGGCGGCATTTTCGGGATCTGTTCCCCAAGAGAGTACCGGGAATATGTCTCCCCTGAGTGGCATCAGGGACCGTGTGACCTGAAGGACCGGCAGTATTTCGATTTCGAGATTCGCGACCGTTCCCACGGATGGATGCACCGGCAAACCAGAAAGATCGTGCAGATCGGATAAGGAGAAAACCCATGAAAGAGTTCAGTGCGGCATTACCAGTTTCGATGTTTTCGCTTTCAGAGATTCTTGGTCGAATGCAGATCGAGGCGAGCGCCTTGAATCGAGGTATGGTGTGTTATGAAAAGAACAGGCGTTTACCCGGCGAGAGAAGTTGGATTCTGTGGTATGCACAGTCGGACGATGTGCATCCCTGTGAAGCGCATCGTTTCTACCGGGTAACCGTAGATGGCCGCGTGTTGCGGCACGATTGGGACGCTCACAGGAAACAGTGGACCGAGAGACAGATCTCCGGCGGGAAATGTCTCTGCGGAAGCCAGTCGATCTACCATGAAGATCATCATCCCGCGTGTCCCTTTATCCTCTACCGTGGGGCCATCGACCGGCTCTCAATGTTCCGGGAATGGTGGACGAGATTTGAGGCGGCAAATGCGGCTGAGCATGAGCGATTGAACCGAGTGGCGGCGCGGTGCGGGGACGGAATCCCCGGCGGGCCGATATACTGACCAAAGGAGAAAAAGAGCATGTCAAGACCTCAATGGAAAGTTATTCGCGAATGGGAAGAAGTTGACAAGGATCTTCCCGATGTGAACCCGGAGACCGGGGAGCCGTATGCTCCTGAGAAGCGTCGTGAAGTTCTGTCATTCGCCTACAGCTTCGAGGAAGCCAAGCGTTTGCAGATCGACCATTGTGATAAGCATGGCTATCCCTTCGAGCAAATGCACCTGGAGCAAGTCGGTGTGACGCATTCTCCGGGACCGTGGTACGTGTCGGGGGACAGGAAAGATGGGTGGAACAACACGAAGGTTGCTGAGATTCCTCCCATCGAAACCTGCATAGTGATGGAGCGCCGGGACGATGTGACCAAGGCGGAAATGGAAGCAAATGCCCGATTGATCGCCACCGCACCGGAGTTGTTGAACTGGTTGAAACTGGCGGTTGGTGTAATCGAAGAGGGCCTTGACGATTTCGATGTGGAAGATGCGAAGAACGTTATCAAACGAGCCGAAGGGTTCGACGAATAGGAAGGAGAATACCAAGATGAGAAAACGGTATCAGTACAGGGTAATCGTGACGGTTGACCGGGTGGATGTCCAAACCGGATCCCCGGAGGAAGTCGAGCATTGGGCGTTCGGTGTGGAGGACGAGTCCCCACACAATACGTTCAAGGACGAGAATGAGGCGATGGATTTTGCTGAGGGTCTCGCGGCGTATGGGGAGAAGATCTTAGACCCAGAATCGGGAGAGGAATGGGAAATGGTTCGGGTGAAGAAAAGTCGCGAGGCTGAATACCTTCAACGGATGAAGGTTCCTGGCGGGTGGCTTGTTCTTCACAGCGATGCGCTCGCCAGACATGACTCGGCGTACTATACGGAACACCGGGAGTCGATGGTGTTTCTTCCGGACCCGGAGTACAAGTGGGTGGTGGAATCATGAACCGACGAGGCTTTCAACCCATTCCTTTGCCTGATAATATGGGAAATAGTTCCACTATTCCATATCGAGGCAATGAGATGGGAAAACGGTTGACGGTTCATATACCGAGGGTGCTTGCGGAAAATGTCAGGCAACTGGTCAATGCAGACCCGGATCTGACGATTACCGCAGTGATGGCACGGGCGGTCGAGACCCTTGTGTCTCGGCTGGAGCAAGAAAACGGGGGGCCTTTCCCGCAACGGAGAGGCTCCCTGAAGAAGGGCCGTCCCTTCGGCGAGAATCGCGGGGACCAGTTGGAGATTGTCACCGGGTATGTGGACGAGGCGATATTGGATCGGCTTCGGAACGCGGTTTATTGGACTCCAAAGATCCGCCTTTTCCCGTCTGTTGCGGACGCCATGTCTGAAGAGTTGAAGCGCATAAGGAAACTCCCCAGGTAAAACAAGGTACTTCTGCACAACGCATCGGGTACGCTTGACAATAGGGGAAAAGATTGGTATAGTTACAATATCTACAGAGAAAGGATATCGAAGCCATGAGAACACCATGGGGTATGTCAGACAGTCAAGAGGCGTATGGGCCGGGGATCACCTTCTATGGGACTCCGGGTCACGGTGGGTTCAAGGTTTTCAAAAAGTTGAACCGGCAGATTCATGAGAGTTGCCGGATCGAGGACGGCTGGTATGAAGAGGATTGCGATTGGGCGATTGTCGCGGTCCATTTTCCGGACCGGTTTCCTTCCGATGTGATGGAGTCGGCGTGGAAGACCTTGCGGAATTGGCATCCGAAAGCCTATGAGACGATCACCGGCAAGGAGATCAAACCTGGGGAGTCGTACAAACGGGACGAAGAGATTTTCTTCCGCAGTCATGAGAATGATTGGGTAGAGGTTAGCCATGACCGCCAGGAGGGTGGGACAGTCAAGATGCTGGCGGTGAAAGGTGGTCGAGGACTGTGGCCGAACCCGAAGTATCCGCAAGGTGTGCATCATCCAAGTGTACCGAAGCGAGAGTTCATTGTCAGTGAAGAAGAGTTCGAGTCAGGGTGGAACCAGTTCGGTTACGTGTGCGAGCGATGCGCGTAGGCGCGAGGAGAACAGAACCATGAATAAAAGAGATCGAATGCTAACTGAGAAGTCGCCCGCCGCGAAGAAGCGGGCCATGAAAGAAAGCACCAAGGCGGTAGTTGTTGCTCGATTGAAGCAGAACCCCGCTGTGCAGGTCAAGTTGGAGCGGTTTCGGTGTGTTGGTCGGCAGCATACCCGCGCACGAATTCGTTTCGTGGAGAATGCGCGGGAAGCGAGAAAGTTTCATGAGCGCCTCATGAAGAAGGATTACGGCTATGAGGTACATTCCTATAGTGAATGGGAAGTGGGACCGAGGCGGAAGATGAACTGGTATGACGTGTTGATTACCGGGAATAACCGGCGTGACATCGGTGCCCTGGTCGAGGATTTCCTGAAACAGATGGGCTACGAAAATCCAAAACTTCAAAAGGAGGCAATTGCCGCATGAAAGCATTATCCGTCAAACAACCGTGGGCAAACAAGATTGCGTCGGGTGAGAAGACCATTGAAGTCCGGACCTGGTATACGCATTATCGGGGTCCGTTGCTGATCGTCTCGTCAGTGAATCCCCCGATAGCACCGGCAGGGTATGCGTTGGCCGTCGCGGATCTGGTCGATATCCGTCCGATGAGGAAACGGGACGAGAAGATGGCGCTCTGTGAGTCTTTCGACGGGGCTTACAGTTGGGTACTTGAAAACATCAGGCCGATCAAACCCTTTCCCGTGCGGGGACAGAAGGGCATTTACGAGGTCAAGTACAATGGAAAGTAAAATCGAGTGGACCCAGAACACATGGAACCCGGTTACCGGATGCACGAAGTGTTCCCCTGGCTGTGATAACTGCTATGCGGAACGCATGGCGAAACGGCTACAGGGGATGCAGCCAAAGTACCGGAACGGATTCCGGGTAACCCTCCACCCGGAGTGTCTCGATGAACCGAAACGATGGAAGAAATCGCGGCTGGTGTTTCCGTGTTCGATGTCAGATCTCTTCCATGCGGAGGTTCCGGACCAGTTTCGTGACCGGGTATTTGATACCATGGAAGAATGCGAACAGCATATCTTTCAGGTGCTCACGAAGCGATATGCGATTGCGGAGTTGTACTTGAAGAAGCGATATGCCCGGAAAGCGGTACCCTCGCATATCTGGGTCGGGTTGACCGCGTGGGATGACCGATCGAGCGTTGCAGCGCAAAAGGTTCTGATGCGCATGAAAGCGGGCATCCGGTTCCTGTCCCTGGAACCGCTGTTGGGGCCAGCGCGTGTAACCCAGCCGGTCGATTGGGTTATCATCGGCGGCGAGTCTGGCCCGGGTGCCCGACCAATGGACGAGGCGTGGGTCCGGAACATCGTAACCGATTGCAAACGGCTCGGTATCCCCCTGTTCTACAAGCAGCGGATCGCGAACGGGCGGAAGATCTCCATGCCGGAGATTGACGGCAAGACCTATGGAGAGTATCCGATAACTGAGGACCAGAAAGAGAGGCTATTCGCATGAAGGTAGAGATGACATATCGCATGAAGGTAGAGATGACATACGGTGAACTCAGTACCATCCTCGCGGCGCTTCGGCACGTGCAGGGAATGGATCAGGAAGAGCGGGAGGCGTTCGGTGGGATGGACCATTTCGTTGATGTTGACCCGCTTACGAATGAGGAAATCGACGGGCTGTGTGAGCACCTAAACAGTATGTCTGTCTGGATGGGTGCGGTGAAAAAGACGGATCAACTCCGAGAAGGATGAAGTCGGATATGGACCTCAAGAACTTGGAATTGCGCAGGAGTCGGATGGAAAGGCGGTGGGCGTCCGCAACAAAACGGATTGATCGGGCACGGAAGGAGGCCCGGCCCACCGCCGATATCAATCTGATGATTGCCGAGGCGAATGTGTTGACCGCTCGTGTTCAATTGCTGAGTATGCAGGTGGAATATGAGCGTTTGCTGGATGCCACCCGGGAGAATATGATCTCTCAGAAAGGAAGCCTTGAAGATGGCAAAAACCATAAAGGTGTATGAAGGAAATCGAGCCGGTCGTTACCGGGTCACCGTCAACGGCGCTCCGCTCCGGCACGTATGCAGGCATTCCCCGGACGGATTCGAGTGGGGCTATGGCGGCAGCGGTCCGGCTGACCTTGCGCGGTCGATTCTGATAGACTGCCTGGGCCAGGATCGGGCAGACCGACTGTACCAAGACTTCAAGTGGTCGTTCGTGTCTCGATTCCAGTTCAAAGGATGGAAGATCACGAGCGAACAAATCGAGTCGTGGGCTGACAAGTTTGAGGCGGACTTGGCGGCTGAACCGGGGCTGGAACCGGACGGCTTTGCACTGGTCGCGCACATTGAAGGAAAGGACGGGCTGGAATGAATCATGGAGAGCAATAAACCCAAAGGGCCGTTGTCGATAATGATTTCCCTCACGGATCACCGTGGCAAGGTGATAAGGTCGAAACGATTTCACTTTCTTGCCTATAGAAAGGATTGGAGATATCCGAATCGCAGGAAGTCTGCTACGGCAATGGCAACCCGCGCCCTGGAATTGTCCGCCCAAGCAGCGATCAATGAACTTTACGATTGGCCTATCGTTTCCAAGGAGCCTGACAGAATGACCGGAGAATGGGAGCAGATTCGTATGCTGGAACGGAAAAGGAGATCAAGCCGATGACCATAATCGGACGTTTTATGCCTGTAAAAATGGACACTGTGCCGTGCAAGATCTGCGGAAATGGAATTTCGGGCCTCAACATCCCGACTGGTCTGTGCGACAACTGTTGGGAGCTGGATAGCCATTACACATCCCTACTTGCCGGTAATACCGGGCGAGCCGCCGCCCGCGCCTGGCTTGAGGCCCGGCTCCGGGAACTGGACGAGGCGGAGAAAGGAGACTGAGGCGTAACCAGTAGAATGTTGTCGGCACCGTCTTCTACATCCCATTTTAGAGGACGGTGCCGATTCTTTTGAGAGTAGCCCTATATTACCATACCCGTTGGCGAAGCGTTGTCGATGCGTTTGCGGAAGGTATTCGCCGGTTCGGTCACGAGACCGAGGTTAGAGATCTTTCTGATTACCTGCTTGTTCCCTGCGATTACGTTGTGCGGCTTGGGGCGGGAACCCCGACCAAGTTGCTTGATCGGGATCTGTCGGAATACCAGATCCCGTTCCTGTGTATCTCCGATGGGTGCATTCGCCGGTGGAGGGATTGGTTCGGCACGGAGCACGGTTACCGAAACACATACAATGATGAGCCGTTTTGGACCATTGCCCGGAATGGTGCCCACGCCTATGGGGAGCATGTTCCCTTCTCGAAGCCCGGACCGGAGCGATGGGAGTCTTTCGGTATCGAGGTTGCTCCTTGGCGCGAGACCGGGGATCATATCATCTATGCGCACCAGTGCCACACGTACCCGTGGACGTATTCCAATCCTCCGAAGGACCGCAGGCCCTGGTATAAGCATGTTGCGGCGACGCTCCAACAAGTAACCGATCGCCCCGTTATCTTCAAGCCGCACCCGAAAGAGCAATTGGATGCCAAGGAACTGCACCGGCAATTGGAAGGAGTTGCGCCAGGGAGGTTCCTCTATTCCGAGCGGTCCTTGCGGGCGCTTCTGATAAATGCGTGGGCGCTGGTGACTTATGACTCGAACGCGGCAGTTGAGGCTGTCATTAACGGGGGTATCCCGATCTTCACCGGGAACCGCACCATGGCGGAACCGGTTGCAAACCGGGATCTCCTGTTCATCGACGAGCCGGAACTTCCGGACCGGCGGCAATGGTTGAACTGGTTCGCGTGGACCCAATGGACGGTTGAAGAGATGCGGACCGGGGAGCCGTGGGCGGCTCTGGTAGAATCCTGACCGGGTTTTCCCTGCCTGTCGTATGCGGCAATTTTTGCCGGTTTGTCAGGTATCTTTTGTGGGTTTCTTCCCTTGGCGTATGCGGCAATTTTTGCCGGGTCTTTTCCCTCATTCTTTCCCTGATCGGCGTATTTTCGTTCCCTTTGGGCCTTTATTTTCGCTTCTAAGGCTTTTCCTTGCTTGACAATAGGGGATAAAAGGGATATAATATCTTTAGATATAGTGAAGGTTTCCAAAGGGAAAAGGGAAACCGAAAAGGGCGGGCGGCCCGAAAACGCAGGAGAACCGAAATGGCAAGGAATGAAAGCGTTAGAGTCAGGGCAGGGAGAGTGACCGAGAGTGGAGCGAACCAATTGCAGTGGATCATTAGGAAGTTGACCGGGTTTGCGTTCGGGATGACACCGACTGCTGGATACAACCGGGAGAAGGGGACGTTCGAGGGATTCCTGATGACCTTGTGTGGGAAATACCAGGGGCGGCGGATGGTGGAAAAGCGGCGATTATCCCGGACCGATCGGGATGTTGTGGACCGGATCATCCGCACGTGGGCGATGACCAGTGGCCGCCGCGACGAGAAGGTAACCCTGATTTGGCGAAGCGTGTGAACCGAAGGGCAGGAGAAAACCGATGAACGATGAAGTGACGAAAAGCATGAGAATTACGGCTGAGACAGAGAAACGAAAGTGGGCCTATTTTATCTATACGCCTGGCAATGATGTGTACCGAGTGGAGGGATTCAAGACGCCGTTAGAGGCGTGGATTGCCCTTCAGGAGCACAAAGGACAACTACCGAGAGAATGGAGGCATCTGGTCGAAACAAGCATTGATGATATGTCGGACCGGCGACGGTACGCAACCATCGTCGGGCTTGGGGCGAGTCGGATCATCTCATAACAACAAACCAAAGGGCGGCGGCCCGAAAACGCAGAAGGAGTTCAACATGAGCGACAAAGTGTACCAGATCGTCACCGACCGAATCATTGAATTGCTCAAGCAGGGAACCGTGCCCTGGCAGCGACCGTGGAAATCGAACATGAACCTCGTATCGAAGAAGCCCTACCGGGGGATCAATACCTTCCTCTTGGCGGCAACGAGGTTCGCATCACCGTATTGGGTATCGTTCAACCAGTGCAAGAAGATCGGCGGTGCGATCAAGTCCGGCGCAAAGGCGACCATGGTCATCTTCTGGAAGGTGTACGAGAAGGAAACCGAGGACGATGAGGGGGAGTTGAAAAAGAACCGCCGGTTCGTGCTTCGGTATTACAATGTGTTCAATACCGACCAGTGCGAGGGGCTGAAGGTACCTGCCATTGAGGAACACGACCATGAACCCATCGAGGTCTGCGAGACCGTTGTGCGTGATATGCCCAAGCGACCGGAGATTCGGCACGGCTCGAACGGAGCCTATTATTTCCCTGCCGAAGATTCTGTTTCGCTACCGGGGCTGAAAGCCTTTACCAGTCCCGAAGAGTATTACTCGACCCTCTTCCATGAACTGACCCACGCAACCGGACACGTGAGCCGTCTCGGTCGTCACGGGACCGAAGGGTATGCGTCTCACAGATTCGGATCACCGGATTATTCGCGGGAAGAACTGGTGGCCGAAATGGGCGCGGCGTTCCTGTGCGGACATTGCGGCATTGAGAACCGGACCATCAATAATTCGGCGGCCTACGTGAAATCCTGGATGTCGCGGCTGAGTTCGGAACCGCACTTGGTGATTACCGCAGCGGCACAGGCGCAGAAGGCATCGGATTTCATCCTGGGAACCTTCCAGGGTGACGGCGGCGAAGAGGAATAAGACCAGAGGATCAGAATCTACCATACAGGAGAATAAGACCATGTTGTTGTACCCGAATCCTAGAGTTGATTTACCGATGGATGGAATGGACTTTGCGCGATTGAGACAGGCAATCGAGGACACGACCGGATTCGCTTACGGATATCTACCGGAGCGAATGTTCGACACGACCACCATGTCCTTCACGCTGACTTGCTGTGGCCGGTACGACGGAAAACGAAAGCTCAAAAAGAAACGTGGGCTGACCAGTTCAGAGCGGATTCTCATTGGATCTGTGATTCGCGCATGGGCGCTCGGGACCGGAAAAGGAATGCCTACCGTGACATGGCCGGATTATCCAGTACCTCGGAGGAACTCATTATGAACCTCAAAACTGTCTGGACCGAAGGTGATTTCGCGCTGCTGATGAGTGAGGAACCAGAGGGGTATTCGGGAAACCGCAAGTATTACGGCTATGAGTTGCGGTACAAGGGAACCCCGATTTTCCAGGGAAGTGATTATTCGCCGTCCCCTCTGCATGGACCGCATTCCAAGGAATCCATCGCAAACCTGTTGGGATTCCTGTCGGTGAAACCCGGCGATGTTGATCCGGAGTATTTCGAGGATTACACGCCCGACCAAATGCGTTTCGTGACGGAGCACGGGGAAGAATTGTCCGTGCATGTGTATGACCTGGAAGCCTTGGTGAATTCATACCTAGGCCGGGCAACCGGGTGGCTTGTTCTCTTGAATGGGAAACCCGTTGCTAGGTTTCCCAGGACAGAAAGTGGATATTTTCGGGCAACCGAATATGTCGAGCAGCTTTCTCCTGATGACCGAAACCGAGGTCGTTGGGAAATTGATTGAATAGAAAGATCTAAACCGATAAGGAGACCGCGATGAACATACAGGTGGAAATTATTCGACCGGTGGCAATTCATTGGGAGGACCTCCAGGAAGAGGTTCGGTACGAGAGTTGGAAAAAGTTTGGGGCAAGTCGGACGGTACAGGAAGTGGTGCCGAACCTGTTGTCCCCTCGGAATCAGGAAGCCGCGTGGTACGTCATGGAATGGCCGGATGGACAACCGGAGGGGAAATACGAGCGATTAGCGGGTGCTATCTATTCGGGGCCGATGACGGAGTTTGAGGCGTGTTATGGGAGACCGGAAACGAGAGTATTTGGGCAGTTTACCTTCTGGCGGATGGGGGAGACCGAAAAGTGCTGCGAAGGATTGCTTGGTGGAGTGAGCGGTTGCTGGTGGTCATACAAGGAAAACCGATGGGTGAAAGAATGAGCCGGTCGAACCGGAAGAAAGGGCAAGACTATGGAAACGTGGACGAAATCACTGTACCGGGATTTTCGATGCGTCGGATGGAGAGCAAAAGACGCGCTATGGGCAGCGAGGACGGTGGCGGAGTTTGATGACCTGGAGGATGAGTTACTGGTACGGATTCGGGTCGAACCGGAAGAGGAAAATTATTTTGATGTGTATGGGAAGCCGGATACCGAGAAGGAGCGGAAAGAGATCATTGAGATCATTGACCAGCTCGGATGTTGGGTAGTGTTTACCGAGTACCGGCTACACCCGGAAGGCAAGTGGGAGATTGGTGGGGCGGTTGGAATGTGTACCGGATACCAGAATCCGGAATCTCCCTTTGAGAACGAGTATGTCCCGGGCCTCATGTGGGAGGCGATTGAGGCGTATCGGAAAACCTTGTGGCGGAAGTGTGCCTGAACGGAGCAACGGCGATGAAAAGAACCGGACCGAAAGTCAAGAAGCGTTACCTGCGGCAGGATGGTGTGTTGTTCGGCGGATATTCTGCGGGCCATGTGTACCGGGTGAATGCCTACCCGGACCGTGAGGAAGTTTCTGGAGACGTGGCGCGGGACGTGATGGACCGAATGTTCCCGCATCTGCAAGAGGCGAAGATTGTTGACGATTACAGCGGACCCGGATGGGCCGTGGTGGTTACCGCATAAGCAAAAAGGAGAATGACCATGTACGAAATAGTCAGTTATGAGGAAGTGGTTGATCGAATCAATGAGGACCCGATTTATCAAGACGAGGATATCAGTATGCCAGAGGACGAGGACGGGGATGAGATCTGGTATGTCCTCAATCCGGACGCGCAGTACGACAAGATCAACGGACCGTTCACGAAAGAAGAGGCTCAGAAAGAAGTGGCGGATGCGCAGAGACAGGACGCTTTCTTGAATAAAGCGATTGCCCAGGAAGAAGTCGCGGCGGCGGTGGCGGCCATCCTGGGTACGCCATCGGGTCCCCCGCTTCCCGAACCGGAGCCGGATCCCGAACCGCACCTGGATGAGTTGCTCGAAGAGTACCCGTTCGAGATCAATTGTTATGTCTCGCGGGTGGATACCGATGAGGAACAGTGGCACATGAACCTGCTCGGCGTGTTGAGCGAGCAGGAAGCCAGCGACATTCAGGACGCGATCATCGAGTTGGTGAACCAGATCGTTACCTGTGAGGGTCTGGATAAACCGGTCCACAAGGCGCTATTGAGACTGGTAAAAACCATGAAAAAGGCGAGTGACGGCAAGCGCAGGTCTGCGCATCTTGAAGGTGTGCAGGACCGGGAGGAAGTCAAATGAACTTAGATCAAGCCTATCAGGACGGATATGCGAATGGTCTTCGGAGGGGCAAGGCGATGAACCGGCACATGGTCGAACGGGCGATTCGGGACTGCGAGGAAATGGGATGGAAAATCCTGCGGTCCTATTTCGTCGGCGAGTTGGACGGGATGGAAAAAGCACTATCGGAGGACGTGAAATGAGAACCCTGGAAATGAACTATGACCGGCTGGAGAGATTGATCGGGCCGAAGTTGTTCCGGGATGGGTCCGGGACCTGGTATCTGAGAATCGAGAACCCGCCGTATATGCGGCTGAGCATTCACGGTCTGCCAGATGACCGGATTGCGCTGGCCCATTACTCGGAGCAGAACGATGAACTCATGGCGGATCCCGAGATGACGGTTCACCTGATTCATGAGATGCGGGTGGCTGTACCGGAGTCCTATCGGAATGACTTTGTGGGCGTCATGGAGTACACGAAACCGAAACCCGGTTTCGTGAATGTTCAAGCGCAGAATGGGCAGAGTTCCTTTCTGCGCCGGTGGCTTATCAACCTGAAGCAGCAGGGGTTCCTTAAAGGAACCAGGACCGAGAAAAATCTTGCCGACAATAACGCGGCGTGTGGAGGTACAGCATCATGACAGACAATCAGTATCCGAAAGGAACCAGGCAACACGTGCTCCAGGAAGTCGCAAACTACACCTTCGGAAGGTCCGATGCGCACTCATTACCGGGGGAGTTTGCCCGCGAAGCCCTTCGGCTGGTCGAGGCCGATGTCATTGAGGACGGGAAGATCCCGGCAGATGCGGTGATCGTGGTGGCGCTGGAGAACCTGGCCGCCAGGGTCGGAACCGACGAAACGAGAATGACCGATGCGTACCATGCGCTTCGGGAAATCTGATGGAGGTACGGAACCATGGTTGTGATACGAGCCGAATTAGAGATACGGGTTGAAGACGTAGGCCATATCGGACGGTTGATCGGGCTGATTGCGGCGGATCTGACGGCTTTCCCTCCGATATCAGAGGAATTCGACAGGCGTCACGAGGACCCGACAGGGACCAGTGAGTCGGTGTGGATTATTACACCCGGAATGTAAAGGAGGCACAGCGAGATGATCGGAACCGGAATCGGATTCAACAAATGGAACTACCGGAATGGATTCCTGGAGGAATTCAAGGCTCACGCCAAGAACCAGATGGGCCTTGATATTGAGATCAGGGAATACGGTGGCAATACCGGAATCTGCGAGATTATGGCCCCGGCACCATTAACCGATGTGCAATCGGGATGGTTCAACGGATTTGTGGACGCATCTGAATATCTGGAATTGGAGGCTTAAGACCATGGGATATACGCACTACTGGTACCGACCGGAAATAATGGAGGCCGACAAGTTCAAATTGGCGGTCGCTGATTGCAAGAAGCTGTGTGACGTTCTTCCCATCCCTCTCGGTGACGGATGTGGAGAAGGGGAACCGGAATTTTCGGAAGATTGTGTGTGGTTCAACGGGAGCGTTAATAGCGGTTCCTTTGCCCATTGCGCAGGGATTACCTGGCCGGATGACCGTGCGGAAGGTGTGGGACTGGCGGGGGAAAATGTGGTATCGGGGGAAGGGTGCGCGGGACCTCTGCTCATCAAGCGGGCTGTCGATCTGAAGGGCAATGGGAGTTGTGAGACCTTCGGCATATTGCGAAACATCCGTGATGACTACCCGAATGCCAAGGCGGAGGAAAACGGGTTGTTTGGATGTTGGTGCAAGACGGGGTTTTTGCCCTACGACCTGAATGTGCAGTGTTGCTTGATAATTTTCAAGCACCATTTCGGTTCGGACTTTCTCGTGGAGTCAGATGGAACGAGCGACCAATGGTGGGAGGCGCGGGAATGCTGTCAGTATTTCCTGCATTACGGACTTGACTTCGAGTTGCATGTTCAGCGGACCGAAGCCGAAGAAAGCGTGGAGGTATAAGGCCATGGATAGAACCATCATGGGGCACTTACCGATGTTTGTGTGGGAAAACGGAAAGCCGGTCGTGCAGGTGTCTTTCGGGAATGCGTCAACAGGGACGGATGATATCTCTTTCATCCCAGACCGAGAGATGTGGGGCATTGAGTCCGCGCTTTCGGAGCCGGGGGCGCAGTTAGTTCTACGGCATCCGATGGGTATCTACCCAATTCGGGTGCGGGGGATGGCTCGCATCGAGAACGTGGTGATATTTGACCAGTACAAAAGAATGCGAACCATGTGCAGGGAAATGGTCTATGTGATCGAGCATGAGCCGGGACCGGATGGATGGGGCGTGTTCATTCGGCTCCCGATGGAGATTACGAAATCGTTTCGGGACCTGGATGGTGAGGCCGTGAACTATGACGCACGTACCGGGAATTGGAGTTGGCGGTACGGGTTGCCGATTGCCAGGGAGCAGGTGGCCGAGCTTCTCATGCGCTCTTTGGATGAGTTGGAGGAAGCCGAAGATCGGTTCGATGAAGAGTTTGAACGGGACCAGGCGGAAATCGAGGCGGAGCGGATCATTGAAGAATCGAGAAGGCGGGATACCCGCCAGGAAGTTATGGAAGGCATCAGAAGGTTTGGAGGTAGATAACCATGAAGAACGTGGAGAACCGGGACGAGAGATTGACCAGTGTCGAAGTTATCGGCCTGGCGTGTGCGGCAGATGTGCTGGTCAACGGATGGATGGGGCTTTCGGAGATCCAGGAGGATGACCCGGAAGCGCAATTGAGGGCGGACCGGCGGTTTTTCGACCGTAGAGAGTCGATGGTCTACGGGGATACCTTTGCCGGTCTCGAATACAACACGGAAGTCTATAGCGCGGCGGGGTGCTTGGTGACCCTGTTTGTGAGCGATGAGACTACGGAGGACCAGATCGAGCGGGCAAAGAGAGCGGCCCGGGCATGGAGGGACGTTGTGGAGATCCACCTGCGAAAGGTTCCCCATGACTGGCTCGACAAGGTGGAGGCCGAGAAGGCAATGCGCCACGATCTTGACCATATCAGCAAGCGTCTGGGGATCTCCCGGAGAGAAGCATCCGAGCGGCTGACCCGATTTGTCCGGGCATTCCGGGCGCTTCAGGAATTCGATATGGAGAATCCGAAACCGTGGCCGGGATGGATGGTGTCCATCCTGACCGGGGACCGAAACCGCCTCTACCGCGAGGCGCAAGAGGCCGGGCAAGAGATCGACCGGAAGTAACCAGAAAGCGAGGACAAAACCATGAATACAAAAGGCATGTTGGCTTGGGTTTATCGGTGTGCCAATGGAATGGATTGCACCCTGGACGGCATATCGTCGAAGCACGAGACCCTGATTCTCGTCGGGGAAGGTGTTCCCGAACTTTTTCGACCTTCAGAGGAAAGCCCGGCTGTGTACTTGCGCCGGGAGATGGTGATGGGTGAAGAGAATGTTTATGTGTCGCCCGAACCGCATGGTAATCAACCCTGGCGGATGTTCGGCGGGAATTTTCTGTATTCGAACGATTCGCGATTCCCGACTGGACAACCACTCAAAATTCACGACAGAACGGAGCCTTGAAACCATGAAAAGCGCATGTGATGTACGAACCAGTATTCAGCGACACCGGACGATGTTGGATGGAATGAGAATTCCTGTCCTTCATCATAACAGATGGGCGAAGAGGGTTCTGGAACGGATTATGGAAGATCTGTATCCGGAAACCGGATCCATCGAGGAAGGGCAGGGGATGTTCTACATAGACCCTCATCTCGGCCCGGATGCGTTCACAGCAAAGTGTGAAATGGGCGACTTCACGTTCCATGTCACCACGCTTGGGAAGGAGCAAGCGGCGGACCGATTATCTCCCATTGACTATGAGGCCAGCGATCAGAACCCGCACCAGCCAGGGAGCAAGAAGTTCGCTCTTCAGCAGCTTGTCAATGTGGCCCAGGATCTCCCGTTGCTGTTTGAACGTGAGGGACTGCGGCTGATTGAATCCGGAGCGGTGGAAGAAGGACAGATCCCAACGTCAAGCCTTATTCGGGTCGCTTTGGAGAATGTGGCGAAACGATGGGGATACCCAGGAACCGAAGCGTACCGCAACCTCAAGCGTTTCTAAATAACCGTGGAGAAAGCGAGGAAAACCGATGGTAGATTACAGCACTATGACAAATGAAACGTTCGATACGATCTTGAGAGAGGTCGTGGAGGAACACCGACACACGCTTCTGACTATTCCCGGTGTGTACGAGATTCTCTCCGAGCATTTCAACAATGAAGTCTTGGAGCGATGGGAACATGGAAAGCCAGACGCTGATCGAAGATTTGTTGACGGGTCCGAGATTGTCCTGACCGGGCCATCCCCGGAAGCATGGGAAAACCTGGACTACGAAACCCAAGACGATCTCCTTTTGTGGTACAACCAAACGGAAGTCGGTCCCGAAGACATGGAGCGGCTTGCTGACCTCCACAACGAGGGACAGTTTCATGCTTTTGGTTGCGGGTGGTGTCAGAAGCGCGTAGTAGAGGGCCAGCCGGACGACTGGAGCAATTTTCAGGGTGTTTTGCAGATGGAGTCCATTGGTCAGTTGTGCGAAGAATGCGCGTCGAAATACCTATCTTTGAAGGCATTCGCGGAAATGGAGTGAATTCGATGAGACTGACGAGAACCGTACTGAAGATGGTGAAGGAAATCGCGCCGGATTTCGTGGCATCCGACCGGCTCATTTACGTGAACACCGGGGACCTGGAGAACCCGTATGGGATCCCAGATACCGATTGTCCCCTGGCAACCTCGAAAGAGGCGAAGGAAAAACTGGCGTCCGGTGAATGGGTAGTCATGAATGCTCCACGCCCGATCGCCGGGGATTACTTCTGGAAAGGCGAGTTCCGTCACGGCATCTTCTATGCCGCCGGGAGCATCGAGGAACTGGCAACCGACTGGCGGGATGACCATGCGTGGCTGGTTGTGCCGATGACGAACATGCACTTCCTGCGCTACATGGTCCAGAAGACCCGGGACGGGATAACCAGTCTCGACACAATCAAGGAAGCAATCTCCCACATGGGAATCAAAAATCTCGCGGCATTCTATAACCTGCCGTGGAAAGGATGAGAACACTATGGATAAACGAATCAACAAATTTCGGGAATTGGCAAAGACGCTGGAAGCGAAGATCGAGGGGTACCGGTATCCCAGGATAGCGGACCTGCGCCGGACGAGAAAGCGGGCAACCACCGTGGCGAACATGGCGAGTGAAGCTGACCGGCTGGAAAAGGTCAAGCAAGTCCTGAATGGGATGGCCGATGCCATCGAACTGAACCGGCTCCCGGCGATCTTGGAGAAGGTCACCAGCAAGGTTCAGATCGAGGAAATCCTGGCATGTCGGGAATGGGACATGTTCCGTCCCACGATACACTTCCGGGATTTATACGCGATTATCATGATCGCGGACCAGATGAGCCTGGGAGACCAGTTGGATGACGCCGTATATGAAATGCGGCAAGGCATCGAGCATCGGGAACGACCGGGCAGCGGATGGTCGATGCCGATTGCTCCCGCAGAGATCCCGATTATCGAGAAGATCACCAAGGCGGTCCAGTTGAAGGGCTGTACCGAAAGTCCGTCCCCGGATTATGACTATGTTCTGGCAGGATGCCGCAGGGCCAAGAGCCTCTTCGCCACGGGCGCAACCTCAGAGGCCCAGTTCAACCAGATAAAAGCCGCCATGCTCCAGATGGTCAATGGACCCTCAAATGAAGTCGTCACTGCCCGGAAGATCCGGGATCTGGAAGACAGGCTCATCGGTCTGCGCCTGCCGGGATTCTTTCCCACACCGGAAGCGGTGGCAAAGCAGATGCTCAAACTGGCCGACCTTCCGAACCTGTGGGCAAAAGGCGCTCTCATTCTGGAACCTTCCGCCGGGAAGGGCGATCTGGTGGAGGCCATTCGCAACCACCCGCAACTGAAAGGCAATGCGATTATCCATGCTGTTGAGAGTGATGCGACCTTTTATGAGATCCTCGACCTGAAGGGGATCCCAACCATGCACTGTAGTTTCCTGGAAGTCCGGGGCATGTATGACCGGATCATCATGAATCCGCCGTTCGAGAACGGGCAGGATATGGTTCATATCCTCCACGCCTATGACCAACTGGTGAAAGGCGGGCGGCTGGTATCTGTCATCAGCGCCGGTGCGTTCTTCCGATCTGACCAAAAGGCTGCGAATTTCCGGGAGTGGCTTCAGCAGGTAGGTGCAACCGTGGAGCCGTTGCCCGAAGCATCGTTCAAAACCAGCTTTCGGCCCACCGGCGTGAACTGCAAACTGGTGGCGATTACCCGGACCGATGGCCCGGCGGATTCTACCAATGCCCGCGAGTATCGGGCACGGC